GCAACTTGACATCGCACAGACTGAACCGAGAGGATCAAGGCATGGACATCGGAGGTATCAGCGTCGGTGACCGCGTCGGGTACCGGGACGGCACTATGCCGCTCGGCTCCGACATGGTCCGGCGAGGCACCGTCACCAAGGTTGGCCGCAAGTACGTCACGCTCGTGCTCGACTCGGGCGTATACGGCGGCTCGTCCCGCAGGATGCTCGGCTCGGTGACCTCCGAGCAGAAGGTCTTGCCCTGGACGCTGTTTCGGCTCACCGACGAACGAGAGAGGGACAAGGCATGAGCTACGAACTGCAGGAACGGTTGACGATGGCGCGGGAGGCTGAGCGCGACGCTAAGCTCGCGAAACTGCGCGCCGGGCACAAGAACCCGTTCAGGCTGTCGGAGAACCACCTGGCAGCTCTGAGGGACGCTGCGGGCCGCTGGGACGACGGTGTGTGGGGCGGCCGGAAGGTGTGGGGCGGCCTGGCCGCCCGGGGCCTGGTCGACTTGCGGCGCGGCCGGTCGACGGGCAAGTACGGCGAGACGCTCTACAACGTGATCGTGGGCGTGAAGATCAACAAGTACGGCCGCCGGGTCGTCGAGCTGATGGAGGGCAACGGAGGGTTCGCGCCGGCGGATTGGGAGAGAGCGTGAGACCAATCCTGCTCGATCTGTTCTGCGGTGCTGGGGGTGCAGGGATGGGATACCACCGTGCAGGTTTCGACGTCGTCGGGGTGGACATCGCTCCGCAGCCCAACTACCCGTTCTCGTTCGTGCAGGATGACGCTGTCTCGTTCGTGCGGAGGCTTGGACACCGGTTCGCCGCTGTCCACGCCAGCCCGCCGTGCCAGTCGTCGTCTGCTCTGACGAAAGGCACGAACAAAGGCCGCGAGTACCCCGATCTCATCCCGGCCACGCGGGAGGTGTTGGCGCGGCTCGACGTCCCGACGGTGATCGAGAATGTGCAAGGCTCGGATCTCCGACGAGATTTGACGCTGTGCGGGGAGATGTTCGGGCTCGGGGTGATTCGTCACCGGTACTTCGAGATAGAAGGTTTCGAGTGCCCGCAGCCCGAGCACCTCAAGCACCGGGGCCGGGTCGCCGGGTACCGCCACGGTCAGTGGTACGACGGCCCGTACTTCGCTGTCTACGGCGACGGCGGGGGCAAAGGCACGCTCGCGCAGTGGCAGGAAGCTATGGGGGTCGACTGGATGACCAGCAAGAAAGAGTTGGCCGAGGCGATCCCACCCGCGTACACCCACTACATCGGGCTCGCGCTGGCGATGTACTTGACACCGCACAGACCGCCTGCTTTACTGGAGGCTCGACACGGAGACGAGACACCGCCGGGGCCCAAAGCCCCGGGCCCGGTCAAAGTCCCGAGAGCAGCAGCGGACACAGCCGAGGCCGGAAGGCTTGGGATGGACGTGCGACGGCCACGCTCTGGTCACACAGCTAGATAGCAGGTTGGCGGTTCCTGCTCGCCCTTCGGGGCAATCAACAACCGCCGCCCTAGAGGGTACCGGGGGATGAGGGGCTCCCCGGTACCCCCTTGGGCAGCAACCGAAGTGGAAAGGAAGAATCCTGTGGGACTAATCAATCACGACAACATCATCGGCTCCGCCTACGTCGGTGGTACGGAGGACAGCTTTCGTATGGTGGCTCACCTCGTCAGAGACGGTGATCGCTACGGCCTGGTCATGATCGCGTCGATGCTCGACGTCGAGCTGGGTTCCAGCTCGATCTGGGGTGGTGACGAGCTCCTTGAGCTTTGGGAGTCCTACGACTTCCACGGTCACCGCGACCCTCTGATCAAAGAGGCTGTCGGCGAGGCTTACTGGCGAATCGGTGAGATCCACAGGAACATTCGGGACGCTTGAGATGTACGTGGGCAGCAGCGAAACTAGACACCGTGCCACGGTGAAGGCGTGGATCATCGCCGCGTTGATCGCGGGAGCCTTCGTGGGGCTCGGGTTGTACACCTCGGCACCGGCCGAGGCCGCGCCGTCGGCCGCGTGCATCGCGCACCTCGCCGACAAGAAGACGCACACCACGCCCGCCGCCGATCGGAGGTACCACCTCCAGCGCGGGCAGCACTCGCCTTGCACCGAGGAGGACGCCGGCGAATCGGCGTCCGAGCGGCGCGACGACGACGATCGCAAGTCCCGGTTCTGCAGGAAGAGATGGTACTGCTGATGCCAAAACCAGGGGACGAGGTAATCGTCAATTATCCGACTCACTGGGCGCATGGGCACGTGGGCCTTGTGATCAGGGTCGGGAGGAGGGCTGCGCTTGTCCAGCTTTCGACCTGTCAAGGCTCCACGGTCGTCCGACTCGACAGGCTGGAGTCCTGATGCACAAAGCGAAGTGTCGCGACTGCTCGTTCGGAACGAACGCATCGAGCGCGCACCTGATCGGGCTGGCGGTCCGGGTCCACGAGACCCGCACCGGCCACTCCGTCGAGGTCAAGATGGCGGCTGCCGACATGGAGAGCCGAGGAGCTTGACATATGGACATCGAAGACATGGATCTCGGGGAGCTCCTCGACCTGGAGAGCGAGTTGGTCGAGGAGGCCGACAGCGACGACCCAGACGTTGCTCTGGACGCGCAGACGCGCCTGGAGGACGTTCGCGATCGGATCGAAGAGGTCTTCTGAGCAGGTTAGCTGTACCCCGCCGGAGTAAGGCGACCCTTTATAGGGTTGACCAGGGGTTAAGCCTACGTTACCGAATCGTTACATACTTTCCCCGAGGGAAAAGTATGGTCAGGGTCTAGAGACCATGTATTGTCAACCACGTCAGTAATTGATGCCGCAAGCATCTGTGCGGGCGACACAACCGAATATCCCGCCCCTCGATAGACTGAATCTTGCGTCTGCAGGTTGGACATCGTACACTCCCTGGTGAGACAACCGAACAAGGGAGGAAGAGATGGGCCGACGACGGAAGGACGATGGTCCCCAGCTGACGCTAGCGATCATCGAGGACCTGAAGGGCAAAGGGTACACGCAGTCGGAGATAGCCCGGAAGTACGACGTGACCCGGCAGTACGTCTCGTGGATCAAGCACTACTACGGTGGTCGCCTGACACCCAGAGAGCAAGTGCTGCAACACTTTCCCTTTCAGGTCCCATCGAAGATGGGGCAGACTAGCCCTTACCGCCGGCTCCGCGAGCACGGCGAGTACATGGCTACCGGTGGAGTAGGCATGGACAAGGTCACCCTCGGACGCCTGCGCGGCTTCTACGCGAAGCTGCGGGACCAGGTGCCTGAGTTTGACCCCACCATTCCCCCTATTCCTGGCGTCAGCAGCCAGGGCGGATGGAGATATGTTCCCCGAACGCCCGAGGACGGTGACTTGTTGATCCGGGTCAACGAGTACACCGACCTCACCGAAAGAGGAAGAATGATATGGCGTTTCCCGCCCGTCGAACCATAGGGGAGTATCGAGTTGAGGTCGCAGCCCACCACCATCCTGGCGTTGTCAGTCGCAGCCCCGGGACTGCTATTCGCGCACACGCACAGCAACCCGTGCGGGACGTTCCTAGCGGTCTACCGTAGCCCGGTCGTCTACGACGACGATCCGGTTTACCAGCCGGTCGCTGAAGTCTTGGAGACGTTCGACGCCGAGGTGATCGGGAGGGAGACGTACTCAGACCCCGAGATGTTCTTCGGGCGGGGTGACGCGATCACCTACACGCTCCGCGAGAAATAGACATGAACGCCCTTGAGCCGCCGCTGCAGACCGCAGCGGCGGTTCTCTTTGTGCCAGAAAGGATTGCACCGTGACCGAGGTTGACGAACGTCCACACCGCAGCGTCTCGCAGCTCAACCAGTACGAGAGGTGCCCGTACGCGTACAAGCTGTCGCGCATCGACAAGGTGTGGCAGCGGCCAGCCGCCTGGACGGCGCAGGGCAGCGCGGTCCACGAGGCGATCGAGGCGTGGGAGCTCAGCGGTCGCGAGATGAGCCTGGAGGGGATGCAGGCCGAGTTCCTCAAGTCGTACCAGAAGCATGTCAACGCGGCCTGCGCGGAGACACCGAACTTCGAGTGGTGGTTCGCGTCGGGCCCGTACCGGGGCCGCCAAGACATCGCCCGCCGGTTGGAGATCGGTCTGGAGCAGTGCGGTCGGTACATCGACTGGGCCCGAAACCACACCGAGGAGAAGATCCTCGTGCTGGCCGACGGCACGCCAGCGATCGAGCTCCCGTTCGACATCGAGCTCGGCGGCGTGAAGGTGCGCGGATACATCGACGCGGTGATCTGGGTGCAGACCGGGCCGGAGCAGTGGGAGCTGCGGGTGCGGGACCACAAGACAGGCCGCCAGCCGGATGACGACTTCCAGCTCGGCGTCTACAAGGTGGCGATGAAGGTGCAGTACGGCGTCGACACCCCGTCGGGCGACTACTGGATGGGCAAGTCGGGCAAGGCGACGTACCCGTACAAACTCGACCGCTGGACGGTCGAGTCGGTGACGGCGAAGTTCCAGGAGCTGGACGCCAACGTGAACGCCGGCAAGTTCGAGGCCCGACCGGACTCGACTACGTGCCGGTTCTGCGACGTCGCGTACGACTGCCCGTTCGTTGTGTCATAAATATGACACCGTACAAACTGACAGAACGCCCACTTGGAACGGGAAGGAATGGGAATGAGGTGGCTACTGCTGCACATCGTCGCCCGATATTGGACATCGCACAAACGAGAGGACACCGGTATGTTTATGCCGCCATACGGAGCATTCGGTCCCAGCCCGGAGCCGGAACCGATCCCGCGTAAGCCGGATCAGACGCACACCCGGGACACGTCGGGCCCCGAGTGGGAGCCTGGGAAGTTTGACCCGAACCACCGGCTGCTGACGTCGAACAACGCCCCGCACGAGACGGGCGGCGTGATGCGCGTGCATCGCACCGGCCGACCGGCGCTGGTGATGTCCGGGAAGCTGAAGATGCCTCTCGGGGAGATCCAGCAGCAGCTCTACCGGGACATGCACGGGGAGACCCGAGCCCGAGAGCTCGGTCTGCCGGTCTACGACTCGCAGATGCCGAAAGGCACCGTCTGATGGCCGGTGTCATCTTCACCGGGCTGATCGTGGTGCTGACCGGCTGGGCCGCCTGGCTCGTGAAGTTGGGAGCCTGATGTACACGGCTTTGCAGTCGCTCCGCGTCCGAGGCGCGGCCGGTGAACCGCTGCCGACTGTGTTCCCGTCGTTGGAGCAAGTCGGGGTCCGACCCTGCCGTGGGCAGCTCGTGCTGATCGCGGCGGGCCCCGGTACCGGAAAGTCCGCGTTCATCCTGACGTACGCGGTCAAGGCCGCCGTGCCGACGCTGTACTTCAGCGCGGACTCCGACGCGTTCACCCAGTTGACCCGGATGGTGTCCATCCAGACCGGCTGGCCGACGTCGAAGTCGGCCGAAGCCGTCCTCAACGAGGACCTCTCGGAGGTGACCGAGGACCTGCAGGATCTCCCGATCCGGTTCAACTACAACGCATCCCCGAGCCTCGACCAGATCCAGGACTCGACGAAGGCGTACGTCCAGCTCGCCGGCGACTACCCGGACCTCGTGGTGATCGACAACATCACCAACGTCCGGGCGGGCGGGGAGAACGACGAGGACCCGTTCTCGGGCCTCGAAGGTCTGATGGACTACCTGCACGACATGGCCCGCAAAACGTCGGCTTGTGTCGTCGGGTTGCACCACGTCACCGGGGCGTACAACGACGCCGACAAACCGATCCCGCTGTCGGGGGTGAAGGGGCAGATCACCCGCGTCCCCGAAACGGTCCTGACGTTGCACAGGGCGAGCGAGGAGTTCGGACCGGACTCTTTGAACGTCTCGTACGTGAAGAACCGCAACGGACGGATGGACCCGTCCGGCAACAGCTTCGTCAGTCTCCAATTCACCGGGGACACAATGCAAATCGTTGACACCATGAAAGATAACGAAAGGTAAGGCCCGCCATGACCATCACCCCGAACGCGGCTCCGCTGCCGAGCGCGATGCCCCGCAAGGCGAACCCGCTGCACCAGCAAATCCTCGGCGCGCTGCTGGAGACCAAAAAGGTCTCCCGCAAGCACAAGTCGCTTCAGGAGATCCCGAACGACAAGCCGATCATCGTGGAGACGACCGTCACCGGTGAAACCTTGCGGTTCCCGCTGGCGCAGAACGTCTCCGGGCTCAACGTCGACCGCGCCGCTAAGCGGTGGCTGCGATGAGGTGGCTGATCGCTGCCGCTGCGTTGGCGGCTGTCCTGACCGGATGCGGCGGAACAGATGCCGAGGGCAACAGCGCACCCGGGGAGATCAAACCGCACTACGTCAACCTCCCCGACAACCGCCAGGTGTTGTGTGTCTGGGAAAAGTCGGGCTACGGCGGTGGACTCTCGTGCGATTGGAGTACAGCGCAGTGAACAAACACACCGACGCGGTGCGCCGGGAGTTCGTGAAGAACCAGCGTCGGTCGCTGGTGGTCTGGGTTCCGGGGTGGGGCACGTTCGCTCGCTACCAGCCCTGCTCGATCGACAAACTGGTCGGTGGTGAAGGCGTCAGGCACCACTACGACGACCTCTGGAGGGGCTTCTTCAACTTCGAGAAGGAGTCGTTCGTCTGCATGGGGGTGTCGGGGTTCGCCCGGTTCACCAACAAATACCCCAGCTACACCCAGGAGTTGATCGCGTGAGGCGCATCTTGATCACCGAGCGGTGGATTCCCTGATGTGCGGCGGATGTCGAGGAGAGGGAGGGTTCTCCTCTCGCTGCATCACCCGACCAGGGTCCCTGTGGCGTCGGGTAGCTGACGCTGCGGAGTCTCTCGGCGATCTGATAGGCGCTAACGACGGCCAGATGGCCAATGAGGCGTATCGGATGGCTGGACGGGCCATGAAGAAGTGGGAAGAGGCGCAACCATGAGGCGAGTACTGATCACCGGTTCCCGTGACTGGGTCGACCGCACCACCATCTGGACGGCTCTCCAGTCCGAGCTGGAGTTGTTCGGGTCGCTGACGATCGTCCACGGAGGCGCTCGCGGTGCCGACGACATCGCGGACCGCTGGGCGTGGGGGAAGTCCCAGGAAGGTTACGACGTCGAGGTCGAGCGCCACGACGCGGACTGGGAGACGCACGGCAAGCGCGCCGGCATCATCCGCAACCAGGAGATGGTCGACCTCGGGGCCGACGTCTGCTACGCGTTCCCGCTCGCTAGCGGGACCGGCACGCGGCACTGCATGTCTCGGGCGATGGCCGCCGGTATCCCGGTCGTCAACCTCGGCTATCTGCCTCACTCGGCTGAGGCTCGGGAGATGTCGGAGGCGTACCTGAAGAAGACACCGAACACGCGAAAGGCGTTCCTGTGACGATCAAAGAGAGTGCCATCCTGCTGGATAACGGTTTCCGGGTCGGGGTGTCCCAAGTCGGCGAGGGCGTCCCGCTGGTGTTCCTGCACGGGCTGTCTGTTTCGTCCCGAGCGTACGAGGAGTTGCTCTACGCGCTGGCGGCACGCGGGTTCGCGGTGACAGCGATCGACGCGCCGAACCACGGGCGCTCCGACTCGCTGCCGTGGGGGCACTCGGTCTCCGACATGGCGAACGTCGTCGCTCACGCGGTCGGAAAATTGGACTTCGCACAGCCGCCGGTCATCGTCGGGCACTCGATGGGCGGGGCCATCGCCGCCGAGGTCGCGGCGATGTACCCGTGGATGGTGTCGGGTCTGGTGCTGCTCGACGCGGCGGTAGGTCCGACGTTCCACGAGAGCATCCAGGTCGGGCCGAAGCGCACGCTGGTCGTGCGGGCCGCTGAGAAGCTCGGAGGCGCGGTGAGAGACGTCGCTGCGGACGGTTACCGCGCACTGCGTGGCCGGTCCGCGAGCGAGAACCTCAGCCTGTTTCAGACGCTGCGTCAGGGGCTGTCGTCGCTCCGGTTCATCCGGGCGGCGCGTGCGCTCGTCGAGTACGACTCCGCCGATTCGCTCAAGAGCATCCCGGGTCACGGTATCCCGGCCGTGGTGATCCACGGCCAGCTCGACCAGATCGTCCCGCTGCAGGCGGGCCGGGAGGCTGCCAACGCGGTACAAGGTCACATCTTCATCATGGCCGGGGCGTATCACTCGTGGATGCTCGCGGCTCCCGAGTTGGGAGCGCAGGTTATCCGGGTCGGCATCCACGTAGCCACCGAGCGATGACCGTCGAGCAGTTCACAGCGGCGGCCTTGGTGCTGTGGGGGATCTGCGCGTTTCTGTCGCTCTGGGTGGATCTATGACCCGACCCAAGGTCCAGCAGTGCAAAGACTGCCAGACGGAGGGGATCACCACCAGGCGCAAGCTCGCGACGAAGCGCGACGGCTCGCTGCAGCCGGGGCCTCGGTGCGTGACACACCACCGGGCCCGTCGGACGTCCACGAAGGACGCCGCATGGGAGCGGCGTCTGATGGACCTCTACGGGATCACCCCGGAGGAGTACTGGGAGATATACCGCCTGCAGGGCGGGAAGTGCTACGGCTGCCGCCGAGCGAACGGGTCGCGCAAGAAGCTCTCGGTCGACCACGACCACAAGACCGGCATCGTCCGAGGGTTGCTCTGCACGTCGTGCAACCGGAACGTCCTGGGGCATCTGCGGGATGACCCGGAGGCGTTCGAGCGGTTCATCGAGTACCTGCGGTCGCCGCCAGCGGTTCGTGCGATCGGGGTCCGAGTCGTACCAGGAGGGCCGGATATATGACATCGAACAAGGAGGCGCGTGAAGAAGTTCAAGCTAGAGGTCCTTCTCTGGACCGATGAGGAGGACCTCGACGCGTTAGCCGACGAGGTCGAGGATGCGCTCACCCAGCGGATGGTTCGCAGCGTCGGGGTTGACGAGGTGGAGATCTACGAGGTCACCCACCTCCCAGGTAGAGGAGGTCGATGAGTGAGCCGCTAATCGTCCGGGTGATCCAGCGGTACTACCCCGGGTGGGAGCCGCCGAAGGACACCGGCAGGGACTGGCTGAAGTGCTGCTGCCCGTTTCACGGCGACACCGTCGCCTCGGCCGGCGTGTCATACAGCCTCAACGGATTTCGCTGCCTCGCCTGTGGCGTCAAAGGCAACGCGGTGACGTTGATCAAACAACAAGAGGAGGTGAGCTTTGCAGAGGCTGAGCGAATCGCAGCGGGACTTTCTGATGGATGCGGCGAGCCGCTACCGCAGAAGTCTTCCAGGAAGCCCAGCCGAAGAGTATTTGGCGACAAGGGGTCTGACGTTTCCCAGCGTGCAGGAGGAAGTCGCCCGGTTCCGTCTCGGGTACGTGGAAGACCCACTCCCTGGACATGAGATGTACCGGGGGTTCCTGTCGATCCCGTACCTGCGGTGGTCGAGGGAACACGGTTGGCTCGTTGTGTCGGTGCGGTACCGATGCATCCAGGACCACGACCACAAAGGGCACGGGAAGTACATGACAGCGGCCGGCGATCAGCCGTGGCTGTTCAACACGATCGCGTGTCTGCGGGACACACCGTCGATCGCGATCACCGAAGGTGAGCTCGACGCGATCACCGCGCAAGCCTGCGGCCTCCCGGCTGTCGGCGTGCCGGGGGCCGATATGTGGAAGCCGTATATGCGGGAGCTGTTCCTCGGGTATCGGGACGTGTTCATCCTCGCGGACGGGGATGACGCCGGAACGAAGTTCGCCAACACCGTCGCGAAGATGTTGTCGAACAGCCGGGTGATTCCGATGCCACCAGGTCAGGATGTCAACTCCTTGGTGATCAGCCAAGGCAAACACGCGTTGCTCGACCGTTTGAAGTGACGGTCGGGTTTGGAGCGGACCACCTTAGGTGGTCGCGACTGGAAAGGATGAAGTGAAACCCGAAGACGACGATCAGCTTCCGCTGTTCGACTTGAAACTGCTAGACCCCAACATTATTCACGACTACGTCCACGAAGGAGACGACGAGTGACGATTTACGTGCGGACCCACGACTACGGGTTGCAGGAGTTCCCGACCGCCAACGACTGGCGAACAGAGTTCGACGGTCTGGATAAGGGGCCGCGCCTCTGGGTCGGTGACGACGAGTCCGATCTCGCCGTCGCCGAGTTCGCCCCGGGCACTTGGGCCTACGTCTACGAGAAGACGACGGTCGAGTCCGAGGAACCGCGTCAGTGGGACTCGTTGTACTACACTGACTTCAACGCTACGGTGACCGATCGTGACGGTGACACGTACAAACACGACGGGCTGAACTGGTGCTGGTACCCGCGTGCCTCCCCTGACAAGATCGAGAACGCGTCCTTGCGTGATTGGGACGGCAACGCACCGTTCACCGAGGTGCTCGATGCCTGAGTCCAACGCCGACAACGGAGTGGTCGGCTCGGGGATTCCGGCTTCGCAGGAATCCATTCTGGAAGAGGCGCAGCGCCTGATCCACGGCCCCCGCAACAAAAACTACGGCCACCCTCGCGAGAACTTCGCCGACATCGCGGCGTTGTTCTCGGGGTACCTCGGCCAGGAGGTCAGCGACGTCGACGTCGCGAACCTGATGATCCTGGTGAAGATCGCTCGGGTGAAGGGCACCGGATACCACCGGGACTCGTTCACCGACATCGCCGGGTACGCCGGTTGCGTCGAGCGGATCTACGAGGAGGAGCCCGAGCCGGAACCGGAGAAGGTTTTCGAGGGCTACAAGCCTCGTCAGTGGGACTCGCTGTACGTCACTCCGTTCAACGTCGAGGTGGAAGACCGTGTTGGTGCCCGTTACAAGTACCACCACGGGGCATGGTATTTGGGCGGCTTCCGTCTCGACCAGGAGACCGTGAGGACGGGCTTCAACGTGTACGCACCGTTCACAGAGGTTGTCGAGTGACCAAGCGCATCGTCGTCATCTCCGACACGCAGATCCCGTTCGAGGACAGGAAGGCGACCCGGTCGCTGGTCCAGTTCATCGGGGATTACCAGCCCGACGAGGTTATCCACATCGGTGACCTGATGGACTACCCGTCACCGGCGCGGTGGTCGAAGGGTGCTGCCGAGGAGTTCGCGAAGCGGCTCAAAGGTGACAACGAACGGGGCAAGCAGTTCCTCGGGGCTATCCGGGCCGTTTACGACGGCCCGTTCGGCATCCACGAGGGTAACCACGATCTGCGGCCTCGGCAGTACCTGTCGAAGTACGCTCCGGCGCTGGTCGAGTACGAGGGGTTCTTCAACTTCGAGAACCTACTCGACTTCGACGGTTTCGGGATCGAGCTGCTGCCCGAGTTCAACGAGATCGCCCCCGGGTGGGTCACCACCCACGGGCATCGGGGGAAGATCCGTCTGACCCAGGTCGCCGGCACAACCGCGCTCGGCGCGGCTCGCCGGTTCGGCTCCTCGGTCGTGATGGGTCACACCCACCGTCTCGGGATCTCGAACCACACCGAAGGCTACGGCGGGGTCTCGAAGCGGGTCCTGACCGGCGTCGAGGTCGGCAACCTGATGAACATGCAGCTCGCGACGTACCTCGACGGTGCGACCGGCAACTGGCAGCAGGGATTCGGGTTGTTGACGATCGAGAAGAACCACGTCAAGGCCGAGACGGTGCCGATCCACAAGGGCCGGTTCACCGTTGACGGCCACGTTTGGGAGGTCTAATTGGACACCGCACAGGTGTTCCGGTCGGCCGCCCAAGCCGCGCTGGGCATCTGGGGCCGGGACGAGGACCCCGAGGACCTCGTCCAGGACCTGTGGGTGTGGTACCTGGAGAGTGAGGGAACCCAGCGGTACCTGAGCGGTCTGGAGGACCACGAGGCGATCCAGGCGACCCGGAGGGCTGCGATGCAGATCCTGAGCAAGCAGGCGCTGCGGAGCGACACGTTCCGGGGTGTGACGCTGTACTCGTCGGAGGCGGTGAAGGACCACCTGAAAGGGCGGTCCACCAACAAGTTCCTCCGACGGATCATGCCGGTCGCGTTGGCGAACCTGCAGAAGCAGAACCCGATGCAGGCAGAGGCGATCCGGCTCCGGTACGAGGAGGGGGGACGTCCGGACAAGGACGTGCTCCTGCGCGCACACCAGGCGCTGACCGAGCACGTCAACATCCTCGTCATCAAAGGCGACGACGAGGACGACACAGCGGTGCCGGCGGAGTTGCGCCGAGCCTCGGGTGGTAAGTCCGATCCGACAGCGGAGGCTGCGATCGCTCTCATCGAGAAAGGGGATGAGCCAATTGAACTGACAGACGAGGAGGGATACGTGACAGGAACGACGACGTACCGGACGGAACTGGCGAACGTGTTCGATGACTGGATGTCTCGACCGACTCTCGACTACATGCGCGAGGGCCGGGGGCAGCTCACCGTGTTGGACGGTGGCCTGCTCGGGGACCGGTCGGAGATGTACAAGGCGCAGGTGTTCCCGGACGTGTACCCGGGTGAGAAGCCGATGCTGATCGACAACTGGTCGGTGGAGGACAGGCAGATGTACTGCGGCGGTGTACACACGCCGGGGTACCTGAGATTGGTGAAAGGTGATGGGTGACTGACGACGAAATCAACTGGGGTCCAAGTGGAGAGCTGGTCTACAACCGGACGTACTCGCGGGTCAAGCCTGACGGGTCTCGCGAGACGTGGCCTGAGACGGTCGAGCGGGTCGTAGACGGCAACCTCGCACTGGTCGATGACCGATACCACGATCCGGACGAGCGTGAGCAGCTGATCCGGCTGATCACAGAGTTCAAGATCCTCCCGGGCGGCCGACACCTCTGGGCGTCGGGCGTGAAGAACGCGCAGCACCTGTTCAACTGCTGGGTGTCGGGGTGGACCGAGAAGCCGTCGGATCACTTCGAGTTCACGTTCATGCGCCTGATGGAAGGTGGCGGTGTCGGGGCGAACTACTCGAACCGATACTTGACATCGTACCCACCGGTACAGCAGGAGCTCTACGTCCACATCGTCTGTGACCCGGACCATCCGGACTACGAGGCGATGAAGGAAGCCGGTGTGCTGTCGACCGAGTACGACCCGGACTGGGCCGGTGCCTTCATCATCGAGGACTCCCGTGAGGGCTGGGCTGCCGCGCTGGTGGATCTGATCGACACCCACTACCGGGACGAGGTCAGCCACTTCCAGCGGGTCTACGACGTCTCCCGGGTTCGTGCTGCGGGCACGAAGCTGAAGACGTTCGGCGGCACTGCCTCTGGGCCGCTGCCGCTGGCTCGGATGCTGATCGACGTCTGCAAGATCCTGAGCTGGACACACATCAGTCAGACCAACCTGGGTCAGTTGTCCGGTCTGGAGGCGATGGAGATCGACCACGCCATCGCTTCGTGTGTGGTCGCCGGCGGTGTGCGCCGGTCGGCTCGTATGTCGATGATGCACTGGGCTGATCCGCAGATCGAGGAGTTCATCAACTGCAAGAAGGACTCCGGATCGCATTGGACGACGAACATCTCGGTCGAGGTCGATTCCAGCTTCTGGGATTCTGTCAGGGGAAATCCCTTCAGGACCGGGCACGAAGAGAGCCGAGCACGTAGCCTGCTCAAGGCGGTCACCGAGGGGATGCTCGCCAACGGCGAACCGGGGATATGGGACTCCTCGCTGTCCAACGTCGGTGAGCCGAACCAGGTGGTGTGTACCAACCCGTGCGGTGAGATCACCCTCGAACCGTGGGAGCCGTGCAACCTCGGCCACGTCAACCTCGCGGCGTTCGTCCGCGACAACGGGAAGGTCGACTACATCGACCTGATCCGGGCCCACCGGCTGGTGACCCGGTTCCTGATCCGGGCGACGTTCAGCCCGGTGGCGGACCCGAAGTCCCGCGAGGTCCTCGACCGGAACCGACGCATCGGCGTCGGCCACCTGGGGGTCGCCAGCTTCCTGGCGATGACCGGCAACAAGTACTCGGAGGCACCCGAGAGCAAGTGGTTCCGGAGGGTGCTGCGGGAGCTGGCCGCCGAGGTCGATGATGCGGCCGCGAAGTTCTCCCACGAGCTCCGCATCCCGGTGCCGGTGAAGTCCCGGACGGTCGCTCCGACCGGGACGATCGCGAAGCTGCCTGGCGTCAGCGAGGGTATCCACCCGATCTTCGCCAAGTACTTCAACCGGCGCATCCGGTTCTCTGAGGTTGACGAGGACCAGCGTGCGACCGCAATGGCGTTCGGGTCCGAGGGGTACCAAGTCGAGCCGTGCCAGTACGCCGCCAACACGGCGGTCGTGACGATCCCGACTAAGGACACCCTCGTCCAGGAGGTTGTCGACCGGTACGGGCGTGACGGTGAGGATCTGGTCGAGTCCGCTGCGGACCTGACGCTGAATCAGCTCCTCGCTTTCCAGGCGATGTACCAGATGCTGTGGGCCGACAACGCGGTGTCGTTCACCGCGAACATCGACCCCGAGCAGTTCGGTCCAGCCACCGTGCTGGACGAGCTGAAGCGGTTCGGGGGCCTCCTGAAGGGGGCGACCGTGTTCCCCGAGCAGTCCCGGCCGCAAGCGCCTTACGAGCGGATCTCGAAGGCGCAGTACGAAGCGGCGGTCGCCAAGTCCGTCGCCGATTCGGTTGACGAAGAGTGCAGCAGCGGTAGCTGCCCGATTCGCTGACCAAACCCACCGAGAGAGAAGGAAGTACATTGCAGGACCCATTCAACAGCGCACCCGCCCAGGACGAGGCTCAGACCGAGACCCCGCAGCAGGACGCGACGTTCGACGCGCCCCCGCCCGAGGCCCCCAAGAAGGCCCCGGCCAAGAAGGCGTCGACCGCGATGGACGCGCTGCTGGCGGCCCCGAAGGTCACCAACGTCGTGCAGGCCAGCGAGGGCAAGGTCGTCCTGACGTTCAAGGGCGGGTCCGGGTTCGAGGCCCCGTGGATCGTGATCCACGCCAACGACCTGGACGACGCGCTGCAGCAGGTCAGCGAGACCGAGAAGCTCAAGGAGCTGATGGAGAGGACCCAGTCGGGTGCTCGCTACTTCGCCGGTCTGGGACCGGCCAAGCTGGCCGGCCAGCCCGTCGGCGGCGGTCAGCGTGGCGGCAACGGCGGCCAGCGGCGCGGTGCGCCCCAGCAGGCCAAGCAGCCCCCGGCCTACGCACCCGCGCCTCCCGGCGACGACTGGGTGTACAAGAGCGGCACCTCCGCTCGCGGACCGTGGGAAGGCTGGTTCCCGCCGTACGAGCAGAAGGACCAGCACAAGCCGGTCTTCTTCAAAGCGCCGTAATTGGACACCGCACAGAGGGGCCCTTCGGGGCCCCTCCCAGCGGGTCGTGAACGAGAGGAACAACAGATGGTCGAAACACCGGCCCTCGTCGCCATCATCCGGGACATCGGACGGCTGATGCAGGAGAACAACGAACAGGCGGAGGAGATCCACCAACTGCGGGCTCAGAACGCCGCGCTGCTGCGCGAGAAGCAGGAGGTGCGGGCACAGCGAGACCGCCTGCACACCGAGCTGCAGGCGCTGCGGGACAAGCTGGAGGACCAGAACGGCCCGTTCGCTCAGGAGCTGGCCACCGCCGAGCAGCGGAAGGGTCCTCGTCGGCCGAACCGCGCAGGCGGTCCGAACCGGCCGAACCGCAAGAAGCTGTCCGACGAGGACGTGCGGAACATCCGGGCGTTGCGCCGTTCCGGTGTGAAGCAGTCCGACATCGCGGACTCGTACGACGTCAACCGGGCGACGGTGTCGCGCATCGTGAGAGGGGTTTACCACCGATGAATATCGAACTGCCTGCCGAGCACCCGCTCGCCGAGGCGATTTTCAATTCCGGCGTAGAACGCGGCGAAACGTGGCTGGTGCTGAAGAAGGTGGGCCACCCGGCGGTCTTCAGGGCGAATATCAAGTCGTGCAGCCGCTACAAGAGCGGAGTCGTCTCGGTGGAGTTCGAGACCTGGGACGAGTACGCCGAGCGTCAAGCGACGGGGATGGGCCTGTGACACCGCCTACCAAGCAGCAGGAGACCTGGGACTGGCTGAAGGCCGAGAAGCGATACCACGAAGCCGAACGCCGGAGCGTCCGGGACGAAGGCGTCCCGGAGCACGTTCTGCGGATGCGGCGCAAAGGGGTTCACATCCCGGCACCCCGTATCAACCGAGCATCGCGACGGGCGCTGCTCCGTCGACTGAAAGGGATTGCATAATGCCAGACCGACTTTCGGTGATCCTCACCGAGCCCCGTGACCCTGCCCTGCCGATCGACGTGCAGGGCGTGAACCTTCGCCGCAGGGCCATCGAGCTGATGCAGGAGGTCGCGGATGTGGACGAGAACAGCGTCCGCTACCACGGCGCGACGGACGACGCGACGGTGAATCTCGGCACCGACGAGAAGCCGCACCTGGTCACCACCTGGCAGCACAACCTGCTCGCCGCCCCGTTCTTCGCGAACGGGGACGCGGTCAAGGAGATCATCGCGCCTGTCCAGCACATCAACCCTGGCGAGCGCCAGAAGTCGACGGTCGCGATCGTCCGCGACGAATACAACTAGGGAGGGACATGATCGAGTACCGGCATGAGGTCGCGGGGGAGGAGGTCCGGATCTCCGTCGTGGAACACGAGGAGGACCTGGACGGCTTCCGCGACTTCATCCGGGCTCACCTCGGGTTCCTGGGCCTCGACTCGGAGACGACCGGGCTGGACATCTACAGCGACGACTTCCGTTGCCGCACGGTCCAGTTCGGCACTCCGACCGAGGGCTGGGTGGTCCCGGTGGAGCTCGGACCGGTGTTCGAGGGCGCGGTCATCGACGCCCTCAACGCCGTGCAGGGGTTCGTCCTGCAGAACGCGTCGTACGACCTCCAGGTCTTCGACCGCTGCTTCAACGTCTCGATGGAGTCGATGTGGCCGAAGGTGAAGGACACCCGGATCATCGCCCACCTGGTCGACCCCCGGGGTAAGGACGAAGGCGGGTCGGGCCACTCGCTGGAGGAGCTCGTCGCCCGCTACGTCGACGCCGAGGTCGCCGGCAAGGTCAAGACGCTGATGGCGGATCTGGCTAACGCCCGCAAAGGCGTTACGAAGGCGACGATCTGGAAGAAGATCGAGCTGTTCGATCCGGACTACCTGCTGTACGCGGGGATGGACCCGATCCTGGCGGCGCGGCTGATCCAGAAGCTCGCGCCTCTGGTGAAGGTGCCCGACGAGCTGATCACCAGCGAGCACCGTATCGCCGAGGTCTGCTCGTACATGGAGCGGACCGGGTTCCTGCTCGACGTCGAGTACACCGAGAAGCTCTCGGTCGACCTGAAGGTCAAAGAGAGCCACTACTCGGAGGTCGCGTTCAACTACGGGTGCGAGAAGGTCAACTCGACCGACAACGTCGCCGACGTCCTGGAGTCGATGGGCGTCCCGATCCTGGGCCGCACACCTTCCGGGAAGCGGAAGGTGGATGACGCGCTGCTCGCCGGTCTGACGAACGGCGACAACGAGAAGGCCGCCGAGTTCGCCAACGCGGTCATCGAGGCGAAGAAGGCAGGGAAGTGGAGGAAAACATGGGTCGACGGGTTCCTGAGGCAGAAGGACAGCCAGAACCGTTGCCACGCAGCGATCAACCCGCTGCGGGCCCGGACTGCCCGTATGTCTATTACCGGCATCCCGGCGCAGACGTTGCCTGCTGGCGACTCGACCATCCGGCGCTGCTTCTTAGCAGACCCCGGCCATCGAATTGCCTCGGTCGACTACCAGGCACAGGAACTCCGTGTCCTCGCGGCGTTGTCGAAGGACCCGACGATGGTGGAGGCGTTCCTCAACGACGAGGATCTGCACCTGATGACGGCGCAGGCCGCTTGGCCTGACCGGGAGATCACGAAGGACTCACCGGAGCGTAAGTACGCGAAGACCGTGAACTTCGGCCGGGTGTACGGCGGCGGTGCCAAGACCGTAGCCGAGCAGACCGGGCTGAGCCTCGACCAGGCTCAGGTGGTAGTCGCCGGGTTCGACAAGGCGTACCCGGAGGTCGCGAAGCTCAGCCAGCGGCTGCAGCGTGAAGCGATCCGGAACGGCTACGTCACAACGCCGTTCATCGACGGGCTGGGGGGCCGGCGGTTGCCGGTCGACCAGGACAGGGCCTACTCGGCGCTGAACTACGTCATCCAGTCCACGTCGCGGGACGTGACGTGCCGTGCGCTGCTGCGGCTGCACGACGCCGGGTTCACCCCGTACCTGCGTCTGCCGATCCACGACGAGATTCTCGCGTCGGTACCGGCGGAACAGGCGGAGTGGGGAGCGGCTCGCATCGGCGAGCTCATGGCCGAGCAGATGGGTCCGGTGCTGATCGGCACCGATCCGGAGGTCGGACAGCGGTCCTGGGGATCGCTGTACGGCGCGGACTACTGAGAGAGGGAGAGGAATATGGCTAAAGCGCGGAAGCTGGTCGTGGAGTACATAGTCAGCGCGAAGGCCCGGTGGTCTGCGGAGGATGTAAACCTCCAGATCCTCGCCGACGCAGAGCGGTTCGGCGAGGCGGACACCGACACGCTGGACTTCACCATCCAAGACGAAGGGGACATCGACCTCAACGGAGGAACCATCGCCCTACAGGACTACGGGCTCGTGATGATCCACGGCTCGGTGATGGTCGTACCGAACGAGGAGCAGGAGGAGACCCTCGGTGGTTGAGCACCGATTCCCCGAGGTGTTGGTCACCGACCGCGCCGTCTTCTTCGACGGCGAGGAGCTGCCCTGGCACATCGCCGAGGACGGGATCAGCTTCGAGCCAGGGGGGCGCGACGACTTCAACCGGCTGACCGTCGAGTTTCTCACCGGGACGGTGACGTTCAACGATCCGTGGGCCAGCGTCCACGCCGAACGGTGGCACTGGATGCCTCGCAACATCGCGTTCGAGTTCGAGAAGGCGATCGCCGAGTTCGACAGAATCGAGAGGAAACACGTTGGAAGATAGAGAGTTCTTCGACCTGCTGTACCAGCAGTGGTCGAAAACGACAGGGGCCCAAGACCAGTACTGGATGTCGGAGGAGTATTCCGACGGCACCGGGCGGTGGAAGGTCTACGCCGTCGCCACCGATAAGGACGGTGAGACGGTTCGTAAGCTCATCGCTTCAGACTTCCAGAATGAAGCGGACGCGGACTTCGTAGCCGGGGTCCACGGGTGCCTCGCGGACCTGATCCGTGCGCTGCACACCGCGATGGACGAGGCCGACTCGAAGGACTACGACCGGGACTCACGCGAGTGCCGGATCGCGGAGCTGGAGATGGAAAACGCTGAGCTGGAACGAAAGCTGGCGGCCCGTGGCTGAGCGACCTACGTGGGGTGACTACTTCCTCGGCATCGCCGAGGCGGTAGCGCAAAGGAGCGACTGCGAGAGGAGCAAGGTCGGTGCAGTCGTCGTCAAAGACCGACGCATACGAGGAACTGGATACAACGGTGCGCCTGCTGGAAAGCCAGGGTGTGCTACCTGCCCTCGAAGACTGGCAGAGGCGGTTCCTGGTGTGTCTTCTTATGACGACGGACCAACGCGGTGCGTTGCCGTTCACGCGGAAGCGAACGCCTTGCTCTATTGCGATCGCGAGGATCTCGTCGGAGCCACCATCTACGTCACACGGGAGCCGTGCGACGGCTGCCTCAAGCTGATCGAGGCCGCCGGCGTGCAGGAGGTGTTCCACCCGGGCTGATCAGATGATCCATCGGGAACCTACTCGTTTGAGGAGTTCCATGCAGGTGCCCTCGGGCCCGCCTCCGGGCGGGCTCGGGGGTGCTTTTTTTTGTGCCTGACATATGCACATATTCGCATATGTCTTCGTATCGGACCCCGTGTCAAATGCGGCGACTATGACAACTCACGGTGTACCCTTTCGACATGCGAGTCCTAGGCCGAATCCGGCTCTCCCGAATCACCGAAGAATCTACCTCCGCCGCACGTCAACGCGAGATCATCCAACAGTGGTCCGATATGAACGACCACCAGATCGTCGGCTGGGCGGAGGACCTCGACGTCTCCGGGTCTATCGACCCGTTCGAGACACCCGCGCTCGGCCCTTGGCTCGCCGAGGACCGGCGCGACGAATGGGACATCCTCGTCTCGTGGAAGCTCGACCGCGTCGGACGACGAGCGATCCCGCTCAACCGGCTGTTCGGTTGGATGCTCGAACACGACAAAACGCTCGTCTGCGTCAACGACAACATCGACCTCTCGACGTGGGTCGGCCGTCTCGTCGCCAACGTCATCGCCGGGGTTGCCGAAGGTGAACTGGAGGCGATCCGGGAACGGACCAAAGCGGGGCGGCAAGCGGTACTCCGAGCGGGCCGCTGGCCCGGGGGCCCCACACCCTACGGGCTACGGCCGGCACGCGCAGACGTCGGAGCGCGGCTGGAGATCGTCCCGGAGCAAGCGGAGGTGATCCACCGCATCGTCCGCGAGGTCTGCGCCGGCTCATCTATCGAGGCCGTCGCCAACCGACTCAACGAGGACGGGGTTCCATCCCCGAAGAACGGGGAGTGGCTCCCGTCGACCCTCTGGAAGATCGTCACGGCTAAGTACCTCCTCGGCCACGCCACCTACGAAGGGAACACCGTCTACGACGCCGAGGGTCGTCCGGTGCTTAACGCGGACCCGATCCTCACCCAAGATGAATGGGACGACCTGCAGGCCGCCGTGGCCGCCCGCCGGGTCAACTACACCGTCCGGTCCAAGACGACCTCGCCGCTACACGGCGTCGTCTACTGCCTAATCTGCGACCTCCCGATGTTCCACAAACGGATGGACCGCCCGTACGGCAAACGCCACTACCGGTACTACCACTGCCGCGACAAACAGCACGGCGTCTTCATCGACGCCGAGCAAGTCGAGTCGGCCGTCGAGGACACCTTCATCCACGTACTCGGGGACGTCACCGTCAAAGAGCGGGCGTGGCTACCGGCTGAGGACCACGAGCTGGAGCGGGAAGAGGCTGAGAGGGCCATAGACGACATCAGCGCGCTGCTAGGCACTATGACGTCGGAGACCGTGCGTTCGCGTCTCTCGACTCAACTGGCGGCTCTGGATTCTCGGCTCCGAGAGCTCGAAGGTCTCCCGAGCCGGGAGGCCCGGTGGGAGTACCGAGAAACCGGGCAGACCTACGCCGACGCCTGGCGCGAAGCCGACACCGAGGAACGCCGACAGCTTCTGCTGCGGTCGGGGATCACCGCCGCCGTACACGTCCGGGGAAAGACCCGGAACAGCGGGGGAGCGTGGGAGTTTGAGTTTCGTATCCCCGATGCGGTGAAGTCGCTCTAAACGCAAAAAGCCCCCCTCGGGACCGAAGTCCCAAGGGGGGTTTCTCTTACTCCTCTTCCGGGTCGACCGGGGTTTCCGGTACCCAGTCGCGCAGAGTCCAGTCGTCCACCGTCCCACCGGAGTGGGTGTTGAACACATCCACCTGACTGCGCTCGATACGGACGCCGCCGTACTGGTACTCGCGGCCGTGCTTCACCGTCGCACCGACGCCGGCCCACTCCAGTCCTGTCGGCTCACCGTCCTTCAGGACGATGTAGCTGTCCAGATCCGCGTCGTAGTACATCGACCAGTCGCCAGACCCTCCGGTGCCGTGCGAGGCCCGCTGGGTCATCGAGGACGGGGTGCCCGACATGATGACCGCGTTGTCGGCGTTGACGCCGAGATAGACCTGCTGCGTCTGCATCGGGTCGCAGTGCATCAGCAGACCGCACCGGGGGTGCGTGCCGAAGCCCTTGGTGACGATGGCCAGGTTGCCGTCCACCCGGTTGGCGCTCGACGCGCAGCGGCGGGTGTAGAGGATCTGCTGCCACCCGGTACCGCCGCCGCTGTAGTGAGCGCGACCGTTCTGCAGCTTGAAGTAGTTGGTCGAGCTGGAGGTCGGTACCCACAGCGATCCCAGCAGCGGACGGTTGAAGTCGTCGGAGAAGGACTGAGCGTCCTCGCCGAGATTCTTCGCCGCCAGCATCGCCCAGGTCTGGATCGACGTGGCCTCAAGGGCCGTCGCAACCTCGGCGGCGGTGTATCTCGTCTTGGTGGACAGGGCCGTGCCGCTGAACGCCATCGAGGTGTCCACCGTGCCGCCCATCTGGGCCGCACCGCGCCAGCGCAGGATCGGGTTGCTCTCCCCGGCGTTGCGGATGCAGACGACGTACTGATCCCCGGAATGTGCGATCAGCGCCGTGGTCAGCGGGCGCTCGATGTACTGGATCAGCTCCGAGAGTTCGGCGGCTACGTCGGAGGAGGACACCAGCGTCATACCGCCATCGGCCTCCAGCCGGAAGACCTCAAGGAACACGTCGGTGACGGGCAGGGAGTCGGCGCAGGCCATGACCGCGACCGTGTCGAACACCGTCGTGTTGGAGACCGTGATCACCGCACCGCGACGCTGGTTGGGGTTGACCGACCATCTGGCCGGCTCAGCGTAGAGGTGCTGAGATCCGTTGACGATGTGGGTGTGTTCGGTGCCCGCCGACGCGGGACCCGTGGACCCGAAGATCGAGAGCTGGGAGTTGAAGCACTCCGGGTAGGTCACGTCAGCGACCGGGTAGCGGCAGACCCAGGCCGGGTTGCGGTAGCCCTGGGTGACGATGGAGATCGCGGCGTTCTGCTGGTTCATCAGGTCCGCGACGGTCTTCTCTTGGAACTGTTCGTTCTGTTGGCGGTAGCCGGTCAGGTTCGCCACCAGATCCGCCAGTCCCGCTCCGACGAACGGGACACCGCGCAGCCCGGTGATGATCGCGTCCATCACATTCTGAATCAGATCCTGCACACCGTTGACGGCGACCTCCAAGAGGTTGACGCCCCCAGTCAGGTCCGTCCACCAGTCTTTGAAGCCCTGCACCGCCGCATCAATCGGTGTCACGACAGCGCCGACGACGATCTCGAACACCTGGCGCACCTGGGTCGACAGGAAGTTGAACGTGTCGAGTATCCAGTCGTCCCACTGGTCTACGCGCAGGAACGTCGTGAAGTTGTTGATCGCGCCCATGATCGCGTCGACAGCACCGGCGACGGTGTTGAACGCCCCCTCGACCACGTCGGGGATCAGATCGGAGAACTGCTGCAGCACCTCCAGCGGCAGCTTGAACAGATGCCCCCGGAGGATGTCCAAGGCGTTGCCGAGCGTCGGCGCTGGCACCCTGAACAGATCCTTGACGATCTCCTCGTTGTACTCCTGACCGAAACGGTAGTCGCCGCCGCCGATCACGAAAGCGCCGTCGGCGTCCAGCGAGTCCTGCGGATTGTCGGGGTACGTCACCTAGCCTCCTCTGATGATACGGAGCCGGTCACCCTCGATGCGCTCCTCGCGCTCGGTACGCAGATCCCTACGGAGCCCGCTGATGTCCTCGCGGGTCTCTTTGAACCCGTCGCGCACCGCCTTCGCCAGCTCGTCTATGTCGTCGCGCAGGTTGGTCTCGTGGCTGTTCGACACCTGTTCCTTGATGTCTCCCAACGTCTTCGCGTTCCGACGGTGGTTGTTGAGCAGGACCGGAACGACAACACCGGCGAAGCTGAACCCGGCCATGATCGCCAAAGCGAGCACGTCCATCCAGTCGTCCGGGTTGAACGGCGTCACCCGTCCACCTCCTCGGCCATCGCTGGGCCGGGGCTGTTGTCCGGGATCATCCCGGCTTCCCGGTACTGTCGGATCATCGCTTGGTTCTCCTGGTCTGTGAGCTTGCGGATGTCCGGGATACGCACCGGCTTCGGCTCGGGTGCGTCCTTCTCGGCCCATCGCGCTGCGTTGTTCATGTCATGTCGCTGACCCCTGAAGGCAGGCTGGAACTTGAGGACCTGCTCGGGAAGCTGGCTGACGTGGATGTTGCCGTCCTCATCAGCCAGCCCCCGGAGCCAGTCGACATGCCGAAACCCGCACTTGTACAAGTGCTCCGACCAGTCCGCGAGGTAACCCGGGTGCGTGATCGCCCCGACGCCCGCAACCATCGGTAGGTTGCGGAGCGCCCAGATGACATGCTGCCGAGGGTCTTCGGGATCGTGAGACTGCTGTGAGGGTATCGACATGGCGGTGCCTTTCGGTTAGAGAATCCCCGCTGTGGACATAGCGCCGTTGAAGCGCCGGATCTCTTCGAGGATGTGCAGAGCTGGGTTCTTCGGTTCGCGGTAGCCGATCTCGATCTCCAACGGCTTCATGCCGTCTTTGTCGATGCGGTACTTCACCTTGCGGATACGCTCCACGAACAACTGGTGCTCGACCGGGTAGCCGAGCACCGACGTGCCGACGCGATCTCCGATCCAACAGTGCCCGTAGGGCTTCGGAGCGAACACGTACGGTGCCGCGTCAGACACCTTCAGCGTGTGCGTCGTTCGGGCCCTCGTCTTGTGGATCTGGGCCGCGATCGCCGCGAACGCGGAGACGGTGAACGCCTTCAGCGTCTCGTCCACCATGTTCTCGTAGTAGTGGAAGTCGCCCAGGCCGGTCTTGATGTCCTCAAGACCGGAGATGGGCAACGAGATGCCCATCGCCCGCAGCGTCGGGACTTCCATAAACGCACCGAACACATCGGAGTAGAGCGGGGACGCGACAGCGTCCATCATGCCACCCAACGGTGGGAGGTCGATCGCGCCGCCGAAGACGGCGACGGAAGCCAACTGCGAGTTGATGAACGAGGTCAAAAGATCGCCCCCGATGTTCACCAGAGCCGAGATGCCCTCGTTGATACCGGGAGCAGACTGACCACCAGCCAGGAAGCTGGTGTCGGTCGCTTCGTAGTACGAGAACTCCGACGACTTGATCCCGGTGAGCGGGCCCTCCTCGAATACGACGTGCGGTGCCCTCGGGCTGGTGCCGAGGAACCACGGCGAGTAGTACTCGCCGGGGAACGTGTAGTCCCCGGAGAACACGTCGACGCCCTCGACCTCGCCGTTGCCGGCGAGGTTCACAACCGCCCGGACGAACCCGGTCAGCCACGAGCCGCCGAACGCGGTCTCCGTACCCCAGCCGCCGTTGTCCTCGATGTCCCAGACGACGCAGCCATCCCGAAGGGGGATGTGCTCCAGCAGATCCGCGACGAGCGGGATGCCCCACACGCCTCGGAGATCCTCGAACGGGTGCGGGTCTCGGTCTTTGATGTACCGCCGACACGTCAGCGTGAGCTGGTGGTCTTCGAGGATCTGCTTCGCCGTGTCGTAAAACGTCCCGAACCGGCTGAACACCATCGTCACCGGTGAGTTGTCCGCGAAGAACGGGAACGGCTTGACGATGTTCCGCCAGACCGCCGGGTTGAACGACGGGCCCATCCACTCGTTGATGTCCGTAGGGTCATCAGGGAGCGTCCAGAGCGACGTCTCCAACCGGAGCAGGTTGCACAGCAGGGTCACCAGCAGGCACCACTTCGCAGGCCCGAAGATGATCCAGATCTTCGGGAACTGCAGCTCCGGGCGGAGAAACGGGTTGCACCAGACGCGGATGTGCTTCGTCTGCTCGAAATCGTGCAGGAACACGATCTCCAGGTAGGCGTCCCCCTGGTCGGTCTTGACGACCCGGTAGTGGTCCATCAGACCCGTCCACCGAGCGCCCTGCTTCTCGATGTTGATGATGACGTTGCGCTTCGCCCGACCCCGGTGGTTCATCACCCACTTCGCCAGGTGGTGGTCCAGCGAGAGCTCCAGGGTGGCTGTCCCCGTCTCGTTCTCGATGAACTCCCACTCCAGCACCCGCTCGCCGGCGACCATCCCCCGGAGGCGGAAGTCGCCGTCGCGGAGCTCCACGTCGGGTGGCGCGAGACGCGCCGCCTCCCGTTTGGCCTTACGGGCCTTGGCAATCTGCCACAGGTTCTCGGCGTCGGCGAGCGACGTCATGCCGCTCATTCCAGCCCCCAGCAGCGCGACCACGGCCGGGGGAGCCGCAGCGTGATGATCTGCCCCGGCTTGCACCCCGTCGCCTCGATGACGAACTCGGCCTCCTCGGTGTACGGCGGGATCATGTTCCGGAACCGGACGCCGTTCATCCGCGCCCACACCGGGGAACCCGACTCGGAGACGATCATGTCCTCGCGCCGGTCGGTGTTGATGATGCAGTTCTCCCCGTAGATCAGACCCGGCGTCTTCACACGCCGGTCCGCGAACTCGGGGTCCTCGAACGAGTAGTCCGGGATGATGAACTGAGTGAACGGTGCCCGCTCCCACGGGATGTCGATCCCCGGAGGGAACGGCCACGGGAAGTCCGGGACCTGCTCGGTGGAGCCTGGGACCGTCCACACCGGTGCGATGTACTGGTCCGTCGGATTCAACCCGCCGTCGGCCCGCCCGACTTTGATCGTCAGCGTCTCCGTCGGCAGCTTCTCCCACGGCCACTGGCCGGGGATGTCGAAGATCGACGGCTTGAACCGGGTGTCGATCGTCGTCGTCGCCGAGAAGACCTTGTCGTCCTCGTACCAGAACGGGTCGTACGCGATGCACGACATCTTCGTCAGGTTGATCGAATTGCCCCGGGGGTCGGTGACCATCTCGACAGTCGGCGACTCGAACAGACGCACCTTCAGGTAGCGGGTGCCCGAGTCCGGGGTTGTGACGTGGAGCTTGCAGTCACGGTTGAACGCCCACGCTTTGCGCCACTCGGAATCCCGAGACAGCCAACTGCGGGGACCACTCTTCGCGTCGTTCAGGATCTCGACACCGAACACGATGTCGCGCTTGAGAACTCGATGGTTCAAATAGCGAGCGCCGGGGTAGTTCCCCGGCTCCTCAATCACGACCTTGACCGGTGGGTCGTAGAAACAACCCACCGGGTCTGTGGCAAGGTACACGCCCTTGTCACCGGTCGTCAGATTGTAGAACTCACCATTGACACCTTCGAGCTCAACGACGGTGTCGGTGCTAGGCAATGGATACCTCCTGGTCTATGGCCGCTTACCGGCCGATGACAGACAGCGACTTCTTCGATTCCTCGCGGTCCTTGATCGACATGGCCTCATCGACGGAGCTGACGTTGAAGACGAAATGCTCACCGAGCGCCACGCCCTGCTCGATCAACTGCGGGAGAGCGCCCTGCCCGCTGATACCGAGATCGCTGTAGAGCTGCTGCTGCTGAACGCCGATAACGCTTTTCGCCGCGTCGTACATCGACCGCACCGTCTTCTCGAAGATCGAGTAACTCTCGTCAGCAGACGCGGTTGTCTCCTTCTGGAGATTCAACTGGTCCCGCTGCAGCGCGAGTTTGTCCCTCATCAGGTCGATCTCGTTGATCTGACGTTGCAGGTCCTGCTTCAGCCCTTTGTCCGTTGTCAAGTTCTTCTGGTTCTGAAGCTCTTGGCGACGGAGTTCGAGCTCGGACGATTGCACCTTCAGCGCTTGGAGTTGCTTCTTCAGGTTGCCGTCCATGACCCCGCCAAGCTCGGTCATCGAAGACCCGATCCCGTCGGTGATCGACCTCGTCTCTCCGAGTTGGGTGTTCAGGTTCTCGATGTTGGACGTCAAGGCGGATGCCGTACCCCCAAGACCGGACAAGGCAGACGAACCACCCAGGTTGAAGTTCAGGGTCAGCCCCTCGGCGGACCCGAACACGTCTTTGATCGCCTGCATCAACTGCGTTGCGAGGCTGACGATCTTTCGTTCCTGGGCCGGGATGCCGCTAGCCATAGCGTCACCGATCGTGTCCCCGAACCCGGTGACGGCCTTCCAGCCGGAACCAGAGAACGGACCCTCCTTCGCGGGGGAGTTCGGGATCAGGTTGCGAGCAGCGGACATCAACTGGCCGACAGCACCGGCCACAGCCGAGACGCCGCCTGCGATGGCACCGGCCAAGCCCTGGACGAGCGCCTGACCAGCTCGGGCACCAGCGTCCCTCAACTGGCCAGCCAAATCGCCTAGCGCACCGACGATCCGACCCGGCCACGAGGAGACCTCGGCCAGAACCTGACCGCCCACGGTGACGAACGTCGTGACGATCTGCGGGATCACGGTGGCAGCGGTGCTGACCACAGACGAGAAGATGTTCGCGGCAAGGCCGACCAGCCCGTTCCATATGCCTGCCACCTGACCGGGCAGTTGCGAGAACTGCGCTACGATCTGACCAACCACGTTGGCTGCGGTGGCGACAACGCTGGCGAAGACGCCGGCGAGCAGCACAGGAAGCCCCGTGAACGCCGAGACGATCCCGCTGACGGTTGTACCAGCTGATGAGACGATCCCCGAGAACGCGGCGGACGCACTCGTCTTGAGGTTGTTCCAGACCCCGGACCAGTCGACCTTGCCGAGCTGGTCCTTGATGAGCTGGATCTGGAAGGGGGCGAAGTCCATCGGACTGTTCGCTTCACCGTCCGAGAAACCTGGAATCTTCCCCATCAACTTGGAGATGCCGTTGAGGACATCAGCCAGCGTCAGGAGCGAGTTGACCAAGCCGTCGACTTCTGTCTTGAACGCCTTGATCTTCTCGGGGTCGTTCATGAAGTCGAGGGCCTTGCCGCCAAGCTCGACCAACCCACCACCGAGCAGCTTCAGGGTGTCACCGAGCCCGCTGAGGGCGCGGTCGAACTTCGACGTGCCGTCCGCCCCCACTTTGGTGAAATCCTCGGCCCAGTCCTTGAACGACTTACCGGTCTCGTTGAACCACTTGGATACGTCCGGGAGCCTCTTGGTGAAGTTCTCAGCCAGATCCAGTAGGCCAGAGGTGAAGTCGCCAATGCCGGGTGCGGCGTCCTTCAGCGCCTGGGCGATGTTGCCGATGGTGCGCTCGATCTTGGACATCCCCTCATCGGAGGTGACCACATCGAGAGCCGACTTCGCCATGTCGGCCAAGCCCTGAGTGACCTGAGGCAGTGACCTCTCCAGCATCGGGAAGACCCCGCCGAGCTGGTCGAAGATCGGGCCGAACTGGTTCTCGACCGCAGTCGACATGATCGACTTGAGGTTCTCGAACGGTGTCTTGAGCCGTTCGGCAGCCCTCTTCAAGCCGTTCAGGCCGAGCGCCATCGCGCCAATCGGCACCATGACGGCGCTGATCATGCCGGGGATCGACAGCACCGCCGTGGTGATCGAGCCAAGCAGACCCATAACCAGCGGTGCTGCTGCGGCGATGCCAGCGAGAATCACCGCCCAACCGGTTGGGTTGATCCCGGAGCCGAACGACGGCGGCCGGATCTTGTCCATGGCCCCGGCGATCCGGTCCAAGAACCCGCGCTTAACGTCTACGTCGAGCTCGACCGGAATCCGGGGCTTGATCTTCGAGAGCCGCTGCCGCAGCTTGTAGTCGAACTCGGGGTCTAGCTTCAGCTCGATCTTCGGATTCGCCCGGGTGTATTTGTCGATGAACTTGCGGGTCTCGTCCTCCCGCATCTTCATGTGGCGCAACTCGTCTTTCCACGCCAGCATCTGCTGGCGGTGGCGGTCGTTGGCGAGTGATGCCTGTAGGTCGGCCAGCCTCTTGTGGAGGCGGTAGTCCATCTCCGGGTCGATCTTCAGCTTCATCGGGGTCTCCGATGCAAGCTGCTTCAGCGCCTCGACCTCCCCGAGGATCTTGGACCGCTGCCCCGCAGCGAGCTCCAGATCCAGCGGGATCTTCTGTCCGATGGCTGCGCGCAACTGCGCTGCCGCGCCTTCGATGTCGCGACGGAACCGCTCTCCAGCGGACGTCAGCGGGATCTTCTTCTCCAGCTTGGCCATCGCGGCCGACATCTCGGCCACCATCCTGGTGCCGAACCGGTCGACGTTCGCTTTGACGTCGATTTCGGCGTCGGGCAGTTTCCGTGTAGCGGCTTGTATCTCCCGCCGGAAGCGGGAGGTGTCCGCCGCCACGGGCACCTCGACCTTGGCACCCTTCTCTGCCTTCCGGAGATCCCTTTCGAGGTCCTCCCGGAACCGGTCGGTATCCGGGACAACCCGGATACTGATCCGGCCAACTTCCTCACCACCGGCCCCGGCCATCAGTCACCACCCTTCTTCTGTCGCTTCTTCGCGAGCATCGCCGCGACTAGACGTGTGAACGATCCGGGCGTGTTCTTCTCGCGCTCCCGGCGGTTCTTTCGATCCGGAATCGGCCACGGCTCAGGGGCCTTCGGCTTCCGGCTGTTCTTTCCTGTGTGCGCCAAGATGAACGCGTACAGCAGCCCTCGGAGTGCGTCCGTCTGGGCGACTTCGAGGTAGCGCCCCTCATCCCAACCCCGGAACTCAGGGCCGCCGCGCATCGCGGCGAAGGTCGCTGAATCGCTCGGGCGCATGTGCCGGGCGAGTGCGAGCGCATACCTGGGTGAGATCGGGTTGACCTCCGAGAACAGGTCTCGGAGGTCAACTCCGTAGTGCAGCTTCAGATCAGCGAGAAGGTGCTCACCATGCTCATCTATGAGCCTGGCAAGCTCTAGGCTTCCCCCACCTGGGCCTGCTCCAGCCACGCGCTCAGAACTCGGAACATCATCGCCAGCTTGACCTCTCGGTCATCGTCCTCGAACGCACGCAACAGCTTCGCCGGCTTGCTCGCGACGACCGTGTAGATCTTCTCCAGCAGGTCGATCAGGTCATCGACGGTGGAGTCGTTGTCCTCGTCGTCTTCGAGTTCGGAGATGGCATCCAGCGCCGCCTTGACCGTCTTACGGTCCTCTCGTGACAGTTTCAGGAGGCTGGTCAATTCGACCTCGGTGTCATCGCTCAGACCGATCTTGACGGGAGCGAACTTCTTACGAGCCTCGTCACGCAACGCGTCGAGGGTGAATACGTTTGACATAGCGGACCTTTCGTTTTGGCGGGCAGCAGGGTGGAGATGTGTGGGGGGAGAGGCCAGGGCCCGCCAGGAAACTGGCCCCTCCCGGTCACTGAGACACCGCGTGAGCGGTGTCAAGTATTACGCGTTCGGGAACAGGTCCTCGTTGAGCCACTTGAACGGCGGATTCGAGGCGTGCTTCAGGAACGTCGCACGGATCGGCAGCGAAGCGAAGTCGTCCACCGGAAGCTGGATCGCTTCCTCGCGGCGGATCGACGCCTTAGCGGCGGTGAACCCGATGCGGACATCGCCGTCGGCGATGATCACCAGGAACGCCTTCTCCGTCGGGGTCGGGTTGTCACCGACCGCGAACTCACCAGCGGTCGAAGATGCGTTGGCACCGAAGTACAGCGCAAACGATTCCTCATCGAACTGGTGCAGGTAGAGGATCAGGTAGTCGACAGCCGCCTCGGTCACAACCTCGCGCAGCTTGTCGTTCTGCCAGGTGCCTCGCACCTCGGTGTCGCCACCCTCGAACCCGAACTCGGGCATGTCGTTGCGGCTCGTGTGGCCGACGCTGGTCCAGCCCTCGGCGGTCCAGCCCGCCGGGTCCAGCAGGTCGAGGGTGTCGAGGTCGGCAGCCGCCGGGGCCGCCGTTCCGACGTCGGCGATGTAGACGTGGCCGACTGCAGCGGTTAACACCGCATCATCGTTGATTGCCATATTGGCGTATCTCCTTAGTTACGAGGGGGTCTCAGGCCCAGGGCGATGAGCCCCTGGACCCTCCATGAATCCATGAACGGAGAACTGAACTGGGTTGCCCCCATCGTCTCCTTGATCGAATGCAGGTAGCCGTAAGGCGTCTGCGTCTGGTGCAGCACCGCGTCGAACAGAACGTCGAGGCAGTCCTCGTACAACTCCTCGCACTCAACGAGACCAGCCGTGTGGTACACGGTCATCTCGATGACGGGCTTCGAGAGCTTCTTGGGCCTCGTAGCATGGCGAATGCCTCCGATCCGGCGGATGTTCACCATCGGGAAGTCGCGGAGGTTGATGTTCTCGGTCCACGAACCGACCTTGGCCGGGGCGATGTCCGGGAGGACACTCTTGTTGTCCATCAGGTCGTCGTGCCCCCGCAACAGCGGGAGCACCACCTTCTGGATGCGATGCAGCTTCTGCTCTGCCATCGAGATCCTTCCGTTACACCAGACCGGCAGCCCGGTACAGGATGTAGAGCCCCTCCGGGGGCTTCGTATCCGTGCCGGCGAACACGCCAGATGGGTCGTGGCCGAACTCAATTGCCTTCGGGTTCGGCGCGTTCAGCGAGAAGAACGCGTCCGGGTAGCTGCGCTCCCGCGACGTCTTCGTCAGACCGTCGGGCCCGAATATCTTGTGGTGCGGGGTCGTCGCCCGGACCTGCTCCAGAATCCCGTGCGCCAGGCGCTCGCGCTCTTTCGCCTCATCCCAGACAGCGTCAGCCACACCGGGCTTGTGGGCGATCAGCCTCGCCATCGCGCTCTTGCCGTAGTACAGGACCAGCGCCACGTCAGTACCGCTTCATCGTGTACCGCGTGTGCTTCGTGCGCCGAGACCCCGTGTAGTAGGCCGGTTCCCCGAACAGGGCCCACCGGACCGGGTCGCCCGTAATCGGATTGGTCTGCCACTCAATCTGCGACTGCATACCGATGACGCCGTGCTCGCGGTCGAACTTCCGGGTGAAGTGGATCGTGTAGACCCGCTCCGACTCGAACCCTTCGTTGTCCTGCTCCTGACGGCGCGAGGACGTCCCGGACTGGCCGAGCACCTGGATGCGCGCCTTCGCCGGGATGCCGACGTCGGACGGGTACGTCCGGTCGTTGCCGTCGCCGTCCTTACCCACGAGCTCCGGGTAGACGACCACGTCCTGGTCGCAACGGTCGAGGAGGCTCACTTGACCTCCCCGCCGCGCACGCGGGGCGGGTTGCCCCACGCGCCGATACGCCAGTCGTGGATGCACCGGCAGACCGGCGGGCTGGCCATGTGGTCACACTGCGTCGGGTCGACGTTGCGGGGATCGAACTCCAACCGCTCCTCGGGGGCCGTCACGACGGCAACACAATCTGCGGGTAGAGCTGGAACATCCCCCTGCGGCGGATGCCCAAGGCCTCCCACTCGTCGTCGGTAACTTCGAGCTTCCCCGACGCGAGCTGCTGGTGCAGCATGTAGGTGTACTGGCCGTCGGTCTCCGACGTGAAGCCCTCCGGGTTGCGGAGGAGCCGCAGAACCATCTCGGCCTCAACCTGTTTGACGTCGGCCTCATCGAGGTCACCCGATGTGATCTTCGCCTGCAGGTCACCTACCCGACGCTTCAGCATCCGCTCCGCGTCGTCCAGGCGAGTACTGACTAGGGTGGTCTCTTCCTCGGAAAGCTCGCGGACCCAGCGATTCTCGACGTCAGTCGGTGTTGCAATCGCCATGTCTCACTCCTCGGTAACGACCTCTAGGGGCTGGGTGTCTTCCTGCTTCGGCTTGCGCCTACGGCGCGGCTTTGGTGCTGCGGGAGTGGGCTGGTCGGCCTTCTCCCAGACCGTGAGCTGGGTCAGCTTCTCGCCGACCTCGTCGCTCACCGTGACCAGACCACCAGTGAGCTTGCTACGAATCCTCATGTGGTCCTTCCGACTCGGCGAGGAGCCCCGAAGGGCTCCCCGCCTCGTACTAGGTCGAGCTAGGCTCAGTCTTCGCCTTCGCCCGGATCGACGCCGCCGACCTCGTCGGTCAGCTTGACGAACGAGTCCTTGTCGTTCACGAGGAACGCGAACTCCGCCTCGCAACGGACGGCCACCATGTTGTGCTGCCACAGCGAGATCAGGTTAGGCTTCCAGTCGCCCTCTTCCTCCGCGCCGAAGTCCAGGGTCGCCTGGTCGGTGACGTCGAAGGACAGGCCACCGATCTGGCCCCAGACCACCTGGGAGAAGTCGCCCATGACACCGACGGTGCGCGAACCGGCGGTGCCGGTGGCGACGTTGTCGGCGACGTAGGTCGGACGGCCCAGAATCCGGCCCTCGCGCACAGGCGCGTTGGTCTCGGAGTAGGTGGCCTCGGTGAACAGCGGGCGGTTGACACCGTCAACAGCCGTGTTCAGGATCGGCTCGGTCACGATGTCGAGCAGCGTGCCGTTCCACTTCTTGCCCTGATCCACGAGGATCTGCAGGCCGTTGTTCAGCGCCAGGTAGGCGTTGCCCTGCGGGCCGGCGGCCGTGGTCAGGTTGGTGTCGGCCAGGGAGACCTTCTGAGTGGTCTCGGTCAGGTAGCCCTGGAACTGCGTCGGGGCACCCGTGCCGTGGATGGTTGCCTGATCGAACTTCAGCGCGATGGCCTCGGCGATCTTGGTCCGCATCGTCTCCAGGTAACTCAGCGGGTTGAGACGCACGACTTCGGCGCTCTCCGCGAAGATCACGGCGATCTTGACGGGGAACAGCTCCTGCTTCGTGAAGCCGCCCTTGGTCAACGGCTTACGCTCGGCCTCGCCGACCCAGTCGGCGCTGACCGACCCGTTCCAGTGCGGGATGCTGATGCCGGTCGGACCCATCGGGATCTTCCGGGCGATGCGCTGAACAACCGAGGTCTTCTCGATCTCGGCGAAGTAGTCCTGCGCCTGGTCGGGGGTCAGGAAGGCGCTGAAATCGCTCTTGCCTGCGTAACCCCCGGTGGGGACTGTGCTACCAGCCATTTGGATGAATCTCCTTATTTAGGTGGGGTTCTCACTTGGCCTTGACAGCGGCCTTGAGAATGTTCAACACCGGGTCTCCGTTGAGCGGAGGAACACCGCCGCCGGTCCCTTGGGACAGGTCGACGGGGGACTGGCTCGCGGGAGCCTTACCCAGCAGTGCCTTGACCCGCTTGACACTCGCGGACACCGTCTCTTCGTCGGTGCCCTGCACGAGCTCAGCGACCTCCAGGACGTCCTCGGAGGGGATGCCCTCCGCCAGGATCGCCTTGAGCTTCAGCAGCTCCAGAGACGTCGCCTGGTGGGTGGATTCGAGCTCCGAGTAGGCCGTCTCCTTCTCGGAGAGCTTCCCCTCGTACTCGCGGACCACCTCTGCGCGGGTCTCCGTCTTGGCCGCCTCGACCGCGTCGTTCTTCTGCGTGCGGTACTTCGCAGCCTCCGCGTTCGCATCCGAAATCTGCTTGCGAGCCCATTCCGGCAGATCGTCAGAACCTCCGGGCTCCTGGCCCTGTGCCTGCGTCTGCGTGGTGTTGTCGGTCGGGTTGTCGGACATGGTTGGTTTTGCCTCCTGGGCATGTTGGACCCCACCAGGGGGTCTGTGTTGGGGTGAGTTACGCCGCGAAGGCGAACTCGGTCATCGAAACGTCGCCCCGTTCGAGGCGGCGTCGGAGAGCATTAATCGTCTCTCGATTCAGGTTGTCGGACTTGGCCTTACCGGCTTCCATCCACTCCCTGGCGTCTTCGACCGCGTCGGTCCAGAGCTCCTCGGCGCGTTTCCACGCGTCGAACCCTGCCCATGACCCGATGTCGAACACCGGTACGACCTTGCAGTCGCACCCGGTGTGCCACTGCTCCATGAAAGGCCGAACATCTTCACCGGCAGCGATCATGCGCGCTGCCCCTTCGTCATCCAGGTCTAGGCCGGCGGAGCCCGCGCTGCGGTACACCGGACCACGGGAGATGAGCATCAGGCACCAGGCACACGTCTCTTCTCCGGTGGCAACACGCGCCCAACCCTGGACGGGCTGGTTGCGCTCCCGAGCCTCCCGGACCTCGTCCCTGAACGGATCGCGGGCCGAGTCCCGCGTCGTCTCTTGGACTGCGTCGGAGACGATCTCGATCCGCTCTGATCGAGACAGTCTCTCCTCCACCAGCTCCAACACCGGGTCCCGTTCGGGCTCCGGAGTATCCTCCAGCGGGTCGGATTCGACCGCCCGGATGATCTGCTTACGACCGCCGATCTCCACCGACCGGACCGCCCGGAGCGCGAGCGCCCCGGTCGCCTCGTCACCGACCTCCTCCCGCGACATGATCTCCCTGACGGGGTCCATGTCCCGGACGAACTCCTCGAAGTCGTACTCCACGAGCGGCTGCTCGTGCCGAGGCAGATCCGGGTAGTGCCGGTCTCGTTCGGAGTCGTAGAACTCGCGGGCCACCTCAGCGGCCTCCAGACGCTGCCGGTACACCTCCGGGAAGATCATCTCCAGCAGCGACAGCCAGTCCCGCACAGACAGCGCAGGGCCCCGGAACAGGGCCCCCAGCTTCAGCACGTAGTTGGCTACCGCCGCCGAGATCAACGCGATCTCGTGGGCGTACTCTTCGGCGTTCATCGGTTACTCGCCGCCGCCCGGGGGCTTCGGCGCGGCGTCAGGCCGCGAGGCGGTGGGTGCGCCGCGCTCGGCGGCCGCCGACGGCCGCCCGGTGCGCGGGTTCAGGACCTGGCCGAGAGCGCCCAGCACAGGGCTCTCCTCCTCGTCCCACTGCTTCTGCAGCTTGCGCTGCTCGATGGAGTAGCCCATGTCGATGCGGGCCTGCTCCTTCGGGATCACGCCCATGCCCTGGCCGTACAGCTTCACAGCCGCATCGGCCTTCGCCGCGTACGTCGGCGTCGACGGGTCGCGCCACACAGCCTCCAGGCGGAACAGTTCCGGCGGCAGGTCGCCGCCCGGGTTCATCACCTTGTAGGCCACGCGCATAACCTGCTCCCAGGCCCCGCCGAAGATCAGCGCCTTGCGCTCCGCCGACATCACCAGCCGCGACTCCGAGGACCGGATCGCTTCGGCCGACGCCGGGTTCTCCGAGGAGAACGACAGGTACTGAGGCGGCAGGCCCGTGTAGGCCGCTGCCTTCTTGTCCAGCGCGTCGAGCGCGTCCACGAAGTTCCGCAGCTCCGCCGCGTCGAACTGGTAGGCCTTACCCTCCGACCCCTCGAACCCGAGGATGCGGGCGTAGTACGCCTCGAACGCCTGACGCGGTGTCACCGGGGCGTCCGGGTCGTCGTCGGGGATGCCGAGCTCGCGCTTCGTCACACCGAACAGCAGCCGCAGAGGCACACCCATCAGCTCCGCAGTCGCCTGCATCAGCATCAGCGTGCGGGCCGCCGCGTCGGTCACCGACCGAAGCTCCGGGGTGATCTCCGTCGTCCCGTACAGGTCCGACAGCTTGATCCGGTTCGGGATCGGGACCACCGGGACCATGCCCATGTTGTGGACCACCGGAGGCCGGATCTGCTGCCAGTCGCCCTCGATCTTGTCGAAGTACACCGTCTGGTCGACCAGATACAGCGTGGCCGCGATGATCTCGTTGCCATCGTCGTTGTAGACCGCCCGGATCGCCTCCGTCACCTGACGGGTGCGGGGGTCGATCTTCGCGTGCAGAGCCGAAGGCGGCTCCACCCGGATGATCGGGACGTTCGGGTCGATCCCGAAGTCGTACTTCGGGTCCGGGGCCGAGACGGTGACAAACGACCGCCCCTGCACCAGGGACTCGACGTGGCCCAGAGTGGACTCGACGTCGAGCTGGTTGGCCTGCCACCAGTCCCAGAAGATGCCCGCCTGGTCGTTCTCGTCGTCCGACTCGCCGGCGCTGCCTTTCGACTCGCCCCCCTTGCCGGGGGCGCTTCCCAGCCGGAAGCCCTCCAGCTCCAGCCGATCGGCCAGGGCGTTGACGTACAGCCGGGGATACCCGACGTGTGCCAGCAGGTCCTGCATCTCGGGCGGGACCGCGATGCCGATCGCGTCCGGACGACGCTCCGACTCGTAGTAGGCGGTGTTCTCAGCGAGGGCGGCCTGCCGCTCCTCGAACTCGTTGAGCAGTTGGTCACGGCGCGCTACGACGTCGATGCCCTGCTGCTCCTGCTGGATTGGGCTCGTCATCGGATGATGACCGCCCGACCACCGCTACGGTGCTTCTTGCTCATCTGGTAGTCCTGTCTCGCTCCAAACGCCAAGACCGCGCATACAGCCGCGTCGATCTTCTTGCTGCTGTCTTTGCTCTCTTTGCGAATGCTGATTGCGTCGTAAGTCGTTGGGTGCCTTCGGGCGTTCAGAACGTGAGTCCGCAGAACGGGGTTGTTGTCGTGGAAGACCTCTCGCTCGAGAACCGCGTCCACGAACCGCTCGCAGTCCAGCGCGAAACGCTTTGTCTGACCACGCATATCGAACGCGATCGGGTTGCCCGGGGTTGCGTTGACCTTGATCTTCCGCTTGAAGTCCCGGCCCCACTGGTCGACGTACGCCTCGAACTCCTTGACGTCGGCCCGGAAGCCGACGACGTCGTACCGCTGGAACGTCGAGCGGACCACCGCGTCGACGTCCTCCCGGGGCACTTCCTCGTTCGGGAAGTCCTCCGGGTTCCACACCCGGAGGACGAACAGCATCCCGTCGTCGACGCGACACGCGACCAACGCCGTCCAGTCGTCGGACTTCGACCCGTCGAACCCGAGGGTGATCCGGTCGTTCGGCTTCAGCGCGAACACCTTGTCGGTCAACGCCAGCCGGTCCCACTCGGCCGGTGAGATCCACGAATCCTCGTGCGCGTTCACCTGATTCAGGAACTTGCGCCTCGACTCCGTCACCGAGTTGCGGGTGTTCAGAACCGAACCGAGGATCTCCTCCAGAGGCAGCCAGTGCGAGTCGCCCCGAGCGACCTGCAGGCCATCCATCAGCTTCGCGATGCCTTCGGCGTACCCCTCCGGGTCCTCTTTCTCCGAGGGGATCTCTGAGACCGGGGTATCAGCCGGGGCCTCCAGAGCGTCGTACATGACGCCTGTGTCGACCGCCTTGCCGGACATCACGTCCTGGTGGTGGTCGTAGGCCTTCTCGGCGACCGTCTCGTTGCCGGGGATGTGGGCGTTGCAGATCGCGAGCTTGCGCGCTCCGGGGATCTTCGAGACGTTGCCCTCGATGACGTCGTCCATCGTGACGCCGTCGTTCACGGCCCCGTCCGGACCCGCACCCCACCACTGAGTCTCGTTCTCGATCACCAGCGTCGGGCGGTTACCCTCCATCGACGCCGGCGAGGCGGTCGCCGCGTGGATACGGCCACCCTCGTCGGAGTAGATCACGAACTTGTTGACGTCGAGGCCGTAGTCGGCCTTCATCTTCTTCGTGACCATCACCGGGAACAACGCGAACGTGTTCACCGTCTGCTCTTGGGAGACGGCGGCGATCGTGATCCACGCCGCGTGGCGGCGCTTGCCTACCGGGTTGCCATCTTCATCGAAGTGGCTGAAAGCTACTGGGCCGCACAGCTCTACGAGCGCGATGGCCGCGCACAGCGGGTCCTTGCCCCAGCCCTTCATGCGGCGGAGCGTCCCCTCGCGGTACGCGTAGCGGCCGTTCTCGTCTACCGCGTACCACCACAAGATGAACCGGGCCTGCTCCAACGTCGGCAGGAACGGGCCGCCCCCGGCGGGGGAGCGGACGTACTCCGCCAACCAGTTCAGGACGCCCCAGCCGAGCGTGCGCTTCGGCAGGGCCCACGAACCGTCCTCGTGGCACAACCACACCGGTCCGATCTTGTGCGGCGGTTGGGGGAGGAGCGGGACATCGCTCAGGTAGTCCATCACTCCCCCTTCCGTACGGTGTCAAATTAGCTACGCAGGAAAGCGACAGCCGGGTGTCGGTTGTAGTTGTGGGCCCACTCAAGGCCCGTCGCGCCGGCGAAGAAGCTGATCGCGTCGATGATCGCCCAGGCCATCGCGATACCCTCGACCAGCGGACGCTGCCCGAGTTCCATGAGCTGGGCGACGATCGAGTCCGGGCCGCCGAACATCCCGCGCATCGCCTTCATCACGATCCGGCCGACGGCCACCTGGTACTCGTGCATGTCGTCGTCTTTGATCGACGCGTACATATCGCCCTCGTGCGCGTAGTCGCGCACCTCGAACGGCGCGTGCTCCAGGCCCTCAAGCCGATCCTCAAGGATGCCCATGGTGTTGGGGGGAGCGACAGGATGAACCCACTCGTCTGAATGCGCGATTCCCTGTTGTCGCATCGGATTCCCCCAGAGGACGACCTTCCGGACGTCCCCCAGCCTGTGGTGCAGGCTGCCACTGGGCGACATGATGTCGTGCTTGAGGACTTGCCCCACCACGACAGCGCCCTGGCTGTAACCGGCCAGGTTGATCTCACCGGGCTTCGAGGCGATCTGAGTCCTTAACTCCCCAGCCCCGGCCATGATCGAGTCCCACATCGGGAACGCCGCAGCAGGGTAGTTCCCGATCGGTTGCCATGTGTAGATGTCCAGCACGTCCCGCGCCGTGTCAGCCGGGAGCCCCGGGCCGAACGGGTCGGGCATCCCGGTCCCGTGGACCGTGAACAGCCAGCGGGTCATCGGTTGTACGGTGCGATCGCCGCGTTGCGATCGCTCCAGAGGCTGTATGCCTCCGTCGGCGAGCCGACGACGCTGCTGTTGATGATCTGCGCGGCCAGCGGGCCCAGGCCCGGGACGACGCCCACAGCGCTGGTCACGGCCTGCTTCACGCGGTCCAGCTCCGCCGTAGCGGTCTGCTGCGCCGCGATGACCGCCTGCACGCCGTTGACGACGGCGTCGGCGGGGGGCACCTCATCGAACAGGCCGTCCTTGCTCTGCCGCCGCACTCGCACCGCCGCAGTCGCGGGGGCACCGGCCGCCAGCGCCGTCGCGATACCGGCGAGGATGTCGCCGATGTGCGCGGCAGCGCCCGCGTCGATACCGCCCCACACCAGACCGATGCCGATCAGGCCCGTGACGACGGTGCCGACGTGGTAGATGGTTTCACTGATCTTCGGGCTCACAACGCCCCTCTCTGTGCGATATACCGTTGCAGGATCTCGGGATTCGTCGCCTCGATCTCCGCCAGGACCCGCTGGGCCCTCTGGACGGCCGGGGCCGACGTGACCTGGCCCAAGCCCTTCGCGACGAGCACCACGCGGTGGAGCTCATCGAGGTTGCCGGCCTTCGCCTGCGACTCGACCTCCCACTGGTGGGTCATGCCGTCGCCGTTTTTGATCAGCTCGTGGAGCTGCCAGCGCGGGCCCTCGCCCGGGGTCGCGTAGATCGACTGCGACGGAACCCGGTTGAACAGGGCCCCGTGGATCTCGCGGATGAACCGCTGGATCTCTGGGTTCGACAACTCGTCGTCCTCTCCTATCAGTGCCAGAAGCTCGTCGCCGAGCGCGGAGGCCCGGTCGTACCGCCGCTTGCGGTCCTCCCAGCCGTTTGTGCCGCCGTTGATCCGGCGCGTCACCGTGTACAGGTCGCGCTGATCCGACAGCGCGTTGATGTCCGGCCGCGCCACGGTCCAATACCAGGCCGCGCCGACGCCCGCCCACCGGAGGTCCGCCAGCTCGGCCGGGTGGTCCACGAAATACGTCGGTGTCGGGACGAGTCCCTTGCCGTGTGCCCAGCGGGAGAACTCGGTGTAGTTGTGCCGTCCCGTGATCTGAATCCACGAGCGGCCCTTGAACCGCACCCCGTCCCCGGGCTGGGTGTTGCCGAGGTCGGTGCGGCCCTCGTAGGCCGCGCCCGAGGCGTATTCCTCGGTCGCGTCGAAGTTGGCCGACTCGTGCCCGGTCTGGGCGACGAACATCGCGATCCGGTCCGGGTTCGTGCAGTCGGCCTGGATCAGGCCGTCGCGCATCGTCGGCAGGATCTCCGCCGCACGCTGGTAGCTCAGGCCGGTCGCCCGCGCCAGCACGTCGGCCGCGTCGACCTGCGGGGCCGCGCCTCGGTTGAAGGTCGAGAAGCCGTCCGGTCGGATCTTGCGGGCGATGAAGTCGAGCGTCTTCTGCGTAGGCCGGTCAGCCCTCGTGTCGTAGGTCCCGTAGCCCATCTGGAAGTGCATCCAGTCGCGGATGCTCCAGAAGCCGCCGCAGTAGACCGTGCCCTCGTAGAAGTCCAGCAGCTCACGCAGACGTTGGTTCATCGGCGGTGGGAACGCTCGTTCCTCCGAGATCCCGTAACGGAATGTCCTGCCGTCCGGCCCGTTCCAGTTCAGGTCCATCCCGGTGCCGCCGGGGTGGTTCGACGTCGACACCGAGTTGTCCTCGGTCCAGCACGCCGAATCGTGGTCGCGCAGCGGCTCTACGTGCGCGTGGTAGTCAGCGGCGAACGCCCGCAGGATCTGAAGCGGGGGACCGTTCTGGATCTGTAGGCTGACGTGTTCCGCGCCGGGGATACGAACCCAGGTGCAGGAGCCCTGATCCACATACGGCCAGCCGTTCTCCGAATGCGTGTTGCCACGGAAGGTGCGGCGTGCCATAATCCTCCTGTACGATGTCAAGTTGCTGCTCATCCAGGATTTGAACCTGGATTGCCGGGGCCAGAACCCGGTGTCTTGCCGGTTAGACGAATGAGCAGAGCAGAGCCGCTGAGCGGCTCGCGGTCAGCCCACGAAGGAGCTGAGGGGGTGCGCGCCCCGCAGGACTCGAACCTGCAACCGGCGGCTTTGGAGACCGCTGCTCTACCAATTGAGCTAGGGGCGTACGACCCGTTCAGTCGGTGGGTCAGACCGCCTCGCTCGACATCACGTAGCTGGTGTACGAGGACGGCGAGTAACTCGTGATGTTGTTGTAGACCACGTCGAACGGTGGCTTACCGCCCGGGGAGTACGGCGCGTACGGCCGTGCGACCCGACCGGACGCCGTCGGCTGGGACACCAACGTCGTCGCGACGTCGTTGTCCCCGCTGTCGCGGTGGTGCCGCTTCAGCGTCTCCGTCGTTCCGTCCGAGTGCGCGGTGTACACGATCCGGTGGTTAGAGGGGGACTCGAACGCCATGCCCGGGATGTAGTTCGCCGCAGCCGTGTACCCGATCCGTGCGCCAGCCGTGCCGTACTCGCGTGTCGACCAGGATGCCCCGTCGAACTCCATCACCTTGTAGGTGGCGGCGTCCGGTGTCGCCTTCGCCCAGTCCGCGTACGCGATGGCCGGGTGATCCGGTCCGGACCTCACCGCAAACAACCGACGCGAGTTGGTCGATCCGTTGTCCACGATCCTCGGGGTCACGTTGACCATGTCGATCGGGAACCCGGTCTGGCTGATCACGTTCGCCGACAGAGCCGGATGGTCGGGGCATGTGATCGCCCCGGTGGCCGTGTCGATCTCGAAGTACCAGATCGCGTGGTCGATCCCGTCGCCGTCGTTGTCGGCCGGGTTGTGGTAGCACGCCACCCGGACGATTTTGTTCGCGCCCGACTCGTCCTCGGCGATCGCTGCGTAGAGCTGGTGGCCGGGGGAGCGGAACACCGTCTGCTCGGTCCCCCACGTCACCGCGCCGGTCGCCTGGTTCACCTCGAACGGGATGATCACCCAGCCGATGTTGGACCGGCGGAAGAACATCCAGAACGCGTCCTTAGTTGAGTCGGACGCTGACGGCCGGTGGACCATCTGGGTGTAGCTGAGCATGTCGCCCGCTGTGGTGAACGTCGACGTGATCGACCCGGCTGCGATCGACGCGAGATCCCCGTCGGCGGTGCCGATCCGGAGCCGCACGATTCGGTCGGCGTTGTGGCGGTGCCACGCGAACACCGAACGTCGGCCCTCTTTCACCCAGATAGCCGGGACGCAATGGTCATCCTGTGGAGCGCCGACGACGTCGTAGGTCCTAACCTCGCCCGTGTCGTGTCTGCGCTCGACCAGCTTGGTCATACCGTTCGATGCGATCGCACCGATCACGGTGCGGTTCAGTTCGGGCTGGTACACGGCCATCGGCTGTACCCACCACTCGCCGGCGGCGTTGGCCACCGACGCCAAGCTGACCTCGACAGGCTCGTTCGCGCTCTCCAGCACCGCCGGGACCACCCGCACAGCGATAGCCGCCCATGTCCCGGACCCGCCTCGCGTCGCCGAGAACGTGATGTCGCTCCCGGTTCCGACGGCATCGCCGATCAGGACGCGTGGGTCGGGGGAGCCCCCTCCGTTGTCGTAGTACCTCTCCGTCTGGTTGTACCCCGACATCGTCGCCATCGCGCCCATAACGCTGACCACCATCTCGCCCTCGGCTGAGGGGGATGTGACCGAGATCGAGCTGCCGCTGCTGGCGCGGTTGAACACCACGCCGTCGAACGAACCGACGTTGACGTACGACATCGAACACGCCGTCATCGACCTGCCGGTCGTTGAACCCTGCACCCGCACGCTGACGGTCTGCGGACCCTCTGGCGGGTCGAGCAGCCCGAACACCTCGATGAACGCTCGGGACGACGGCTCGAAGTTGTACGCACCGAGCGAGACCATCGGCACGTCGCCGTATGTGGCGGTCCGGGTTTCGGTGTTCACACCGTCCCCCGACGATGCATAGTGAACCATCCCGACGACGACCGCCGGGTTCACACCTGAAGCGCCGGGGTGGGTCCATGTCGCCGTGACGGACGAGTTGAACCAGGTGGTCGCGTCGTCCCCAGGCCCGGTCGCGTTGTGCGATACGGGTAGTTGGGGGATCACACCATCCCAGAGCACCAAGTCGCCGAGGTAGACGCGGTCGAGGAGGGTATCCGAGTAGCACCAGCGTTCGGGCTCGACATCTCCGATGCGGCCCGTCATCGGCTACCCCTCGATGGCGTAGAGGACAGTCGGTCGGCCGGGGCCGAGGGCGTCGTACGCCGCTTGCGTGAGTACGACGACGGGGAGATCTCCGGTGTCGCCTTTGTCCCCCTTGTCACCTTTGTCCCCCTTCTCGCCTTGCGGCCCTTGTTCGCCTTGTGGACCTTGCTCGCCCTGGATGCCTTGCGGGCCCTGGTCCCCGGGGTCACCCTTCGGACCCTGCGGGCCCTCCGGACCTTCGGGGCCTTCAGGCCCCTGCGGACCCTCTTGGCCTTGGATCTGTGCGCCGTTGCCCTCGGTCGGGAACGCGGTCCCGGACCAGACGTACAGCGCACCGTCGGACTGGACGAAGACGGCGTACCCGTTGTCCTCGGGGCCGAGGGTCGTCGGCAGCGCGGCGTAGTTGGCTACGGTCTCGTCAATTTCCAGACCATCGCCCTTCGGGCCCTGCGGCCCGGTCTCACCTTGCGGACCCTGCTCACCCTGGGGTCCTTCGGGCCCCTCTGGGCCCTGTGGCCCTTCCGGCCCCTCGGGGCCTTCCGGGCCCTGGATGCCCTGCTCACCCTGCGGGCCCTGAGGCCCTTCCGGACCCTCGGGCCCCTCAGGACCCTGAGGACCTGCCTGTCCGGGGACCGAGATGATCTTCCCGGCGCGGCGCTTCGTGGACCCCGCCTCGGGGAGGCCGTTCGGGGCGTATCCCTGTAGCTTCACTCCTGCACCAAAACCCTTCCTCGGGCGACGGGCTGGCCGCCAGCCGGCTCACCGTCGGGGAGGAAGACCAGTTGCCACTTCGTACGCGGCTGGATGACGTCTACGTCCTCGCTCTCGACTTTGAGCGAGGCCGTCGAACCGTCGATGACGAAGTTCCACAGCGTCATAGCGCTCTGACCGCGTGCGATGTACGACGACCGGACCTCCGGGACCACCGAGACCTCGGTGATATCGCTCGTCAGGTCCGACGCGTCACCCACCAGCAGCGGGTGAGGCCGGTTGCCCAGTTCGTTGATGAACTCGACGGAGTACCGGTGGTTCCAGTACTGGTCGACGGTCACCGTGTCGACCGCGCCCTCCAGAAGCACCTGATTCTCCAGGAACGTCTGCAGCATCGCGGCGGAGAACACGACGTCGAACGTCACGAGGTCGACCTCGGCGTAGCCCCGGTTCGACCGGCAGACGATGGTGAAGTCGGTGCTGCTGTCGATGACGAACTCCAGGCTCATCGGCATGCTGTCCGAGAACAGGCTGAAGAACTCCTCGACCTTCTGGGTCAACGTGTCCATCATCCGGCCGTCGAGCACAGCGCGGCGGCCGTTCTGGATCGTCCGGGTCGAGTAGACCGTCAGCAGGTTGCCGGTGATGCCGCCGCCGAAGAAGTCCGTCGCGTTCTTCTCGTACGCCCGGACCGTGATCAGGTCGACGTCCCGCGCCGCCAGCAGCCCGACGTACTCGACCTGGAACTTGCCGTTCGTTGGTTCGGTGACGACGACGTTGCCCTTGCCGATCTGGGGGAGCGTCTCAAGCGCGGCCTGGATCTCGGCCGCCGACGCCTCGAACGAGATCGGCTCGGTGTCGTTCTCGCGGTACGACAGGATCATCCGACCCTCGCCGAGGAACTCTCCCAACCAGCCCAGCAGGTTGGTGACGCTGAGCTCTTGGATCTCGTTCTGGCTCTCGCCGGTCAGCGTGAGGTTCAGGTGCCACACCGGGTTCAGCCCGATGCGGGAGACCTTGACATTCCCGGCCCCGATGGCCGGGATGTTCTCCAGCGCCGACCGGACGTCGATCGTCAGGTCGTACGGGGTCTCGACCGCGTCGTAGTAGTCGATCGGGTCCGACGGGGTGCCCTCGTAGCTCAGGGTGTACTCGCCGTCGTCGGCTTTGAGGATCTCGATCTGCTGGACGCAGTTGTGCTCGCCGCCGGTTTCGAGCTCGTAGTACAGCTCACCGGCCGGGAAGTCAGTCGGAGTCCCGTCGGTGTCGACGTTCTCGAAGTTCCAGGTGTAGTCGCGACCCCTCGTCAGGATGAGGGTGTCCGACTCCAGCGGCACGCCGAACTCGGCCATGTGGTGTTCCTTTCGCGTGGTGGGTCCAAGCCCGGAGGGGGGAGCTGCGCCGAGAGGAAACGCGCTCAGAACCCCCTCCGGGTGGGTCTAGCTGGTCTGGGCTTTCTCTGATGCCGTGAGCTGCTCGCGGAACATCGACGCGACGTCGACCACGACGCCGTCGGCCTGCTGCCGCTCGACTTCGAGCTGCACCCGGCGTCTGTCTCCCTCGGAGACGAGGAGACCGGTCAACATCGAGTGGACCGTCGCGAAGACATGACCGTTCGGCTTGTCCGACCAGATGAGCTGGTTCGCGAAGTGCAACGCCAGGCGGGCGTACGCCCAGTCGCTGGGTTCGTAGTACTGGGCCTGCGCTGAGTTGCCCAGCGCGTCCCACAGTTGGGTGACGATCGGGTGGGCATCGGGGATGCCGATGGCCGGCACCTTCACCGGTCCCTTGACCGGTAGCTTGGTGACTTGGCTGGTCTCTTTGTTGCGACGGACCCGCTGGTCCGATCGCTTGCCGATAGGGCCTCGTTCGCCCATCTTGTGCCTCCTGGGCTCGAGCGGGCTCCTGGCCCGCGATCAACGAGAGCCCGGGTGGCGCTCTGTGGGTCGCTTCCTCCGGTCTCTCAACTCGCGCTGGCGGTTGTTACCTTCAGCGCTGGACTTCTTCCCGTGGCAGCGACTGCACGCTGCCTGCAAGTTGCGGCGACTGTGGTCGTCGCCGCGATGGATGTGATCCACCTCGGTTGCCTTCCCGAGGCAACCGGGTAGTTGGATCGCGCAGCGGTACTCCGCAGCGCGGAGAACCGATGCTTGGATCGCGTCCCAGTCGGCCGGAAGCCGACTGCGGCGCGTGGAAGTGTTCCAAGTCAAGTACTACCCCTTTAGAGGCCGCGCCTCAGCGCGGCCGATAGAGGACCGAGGGATACCGAGGTCCGACCCGCCCTTGGTGGGCGGGCCGACCTCCCAAAGGGAGGCCCGTCCGGGGCCTTACGGCTGGGGCCTTCAGGCCCCGGGGTATTGGCGGCTCCCGGCTTATCAGCCGGGGCCTTGTCGGCGCTGGCCCCAGCGCCTCTACCCCGCCCCTCCTTTAATGGTTCCCCACACTCAAAACCCCCTCACTAAGTAAGTAGGGGCGAATTCCGGCTGCGCGATGTCTAGTGTGGCGCAGATCACTCATTGGGGTTGGTCGACCTGCGGTTTTCCGCAGGCCTCTGACCTGCTGCGACTTCAAAACCCGTACACGATCCGTCAGCCGCATTACCGCCCGGTCGGGAGACCCGGGGGCCGGCCGGCCCCCCCTGGGTGCCTGCACCCCGACGTCGCGGCGACGACCGCGACGGGCTGCCCTGTGCCTGCCCGACGGCCTGCCCCTGCAGGCAGGCCCTGCCCGACAGTGACGGCCTGCCCTGTGCCTGCCCCCCGGTGCCCTGCCCCTGTGTGCAGTGCCCCCTGCCCTGCCCCCTGCCCCCCGCCTAGGCCCTGTGCCCCCTGTGCCCTAGGCCTAGGCCTGTGCTGCCCCCTGTGCTGCCCCGTGCGATGTCGTGCGATGGGACCTCGGTTCGCGGCTCTCCGGGTGGCAGATCCGAAGCCAATTTCTGCGCTGTTCCTGCAGGTAGAGCATGGTTTCGTGGCATAGGCAGAAATTCGCATGGGAAATTTTTCGCAGTGCGTTGACCTGCTGTTTTGTGCGATGTCAAGCCTGTGACCAGCGCGAACATCGGATTGGACACCGCACACACCTCGTGTAGCTTATGAGCCATGAGCAACGCAGAGATCGCCACCAGGGCCCCCCCGCCGTAGCGGGGTCACTCATCCCGCGACGGACCGGGGTCACCTGTCCCACAAATGCAGACGCTGGATACGACCGGGTTAGACCGGAACCGCACAGCCGCAGAACATGCCGAGACAGCCGATAGACCGTAGCTAACCCTCAAGCGGGACTACGAGGCACCCGGGGTCGAAGCTGGTATCACATACAGGGCACCGAGAGCCATACGGGCCTGCGAGCGGGTAACAACGCGATGACCAGTGCCTACACCGCACGGCAATGCCTCCCGAACGGGGAGGGCCTGCGAGGAACAGTATCGGGGCCTGAAGTACGACAGGGCATGTCTGGCGCGATGGAATGATCGCACGGCCAGCGCTTTTGCCACCGAAACGAACCGACGGACGATAAGACTCGCCTCCCCAGGGAGGTAGCAAGAACAGTTCTCACCGAATCGGTAAGGGATGGCACGGCGCGATGTGAGCGGGTTCGATTCCCGCTATGCCCGCGCAAGCTAGACACCGCACGACAACCGAGAGGACACGAGACATGGCAATCACACATCCGACTCACGTAGACCAGAGGGTGCGAGATATCGAGACCGGGCGTATCGGCACAGTGACCAGGGTTCTGGGAGTGCAGGATTCCCGAGTCCTTCCGGACCCCCAAAGGTTGCTGCTCGTCACATGGGACGACACTGGCAGCAAGGTAAGTGTGTGGTCCGACCAGCTGAGCACAAACTAGACATCGCACAACCACCCGGGAGGGACGCATGAAGATCCGCAAGATTCGAGCTGGCCTGTACGAGGCTACGAGGGATGGCAAGGTTCTACACATCGAAGACAGAGTAGACATCAGCCCGAACAGTCCACTTTGGACGGTTACTAACCCAGATGCGCTGGATCCGTGGTTGGGAGACTTCGGAACCAAGCGCGCAGCGATCGCAGCGATCGATAACTACAACCTCTGGGATCGTTGACCTACAGTCCCGCACGGTGCAACGCGAGGGTTCGATTCCCTCGCGGGACACGCTAGACACCGCACAACCACGACCGAGAGGATCACATCATGGCCGAGATCACCTTTGCAGACTTCATGGAGTTCGCACGGGAGGCAGGCGAGGTCAAGCTTGAGCTGCAGGATCTCCGCACAGAGGTTCGGATCGTCGCTGATCACCTGCAAGCGATGGCGGACACGTACGTGTCCGAGGCACAGACCAGCACCAACACAGTGAACCGAGAGTTCACACAGGCTAAGGCACAAGCGTACAAGGTGGCAGCGGACAAGATCCGCGAGACCCTCCGGGACTGCTGTGCACTGTGCAACGAGAAAGGTCACGAAGCGCAGATTCACTTCTGAGCTGCGAGAGTCGGCCAAGGGTTCGCCCTTGGTCGGCTCCCCTAGCTTTGAGGGGTTACCTGACACCGCACAACCGAGAGGACCGGGACATGAGCAAGCAAACGACCGTCTGGCTCGACGGAAAACAGTACGTCATCCGAGGCAACAACATCATCCGCGTTCGCTGATCAGCGGCCAACCGAGAGGAATCGCAGACATGGAGATCACGGATAGCCCGATCACTGTAGGTTCGACCGTCGTTGACGCTTCATGGTCGGCACGGTACGGGGTCGGGACCGCAACCATCTTCCGAGTCATCCGCATCATCGATGAGCAGGCTGGATATGTCGAAGCCACCTACATGGGTGATGAGGGTGAGTGCAGCGAGTATCTGTGGGCCGATGAACTTGTTGTTGTGAAGACTGAAGAGAAGTAGACACCGCACACTACCGAGAGGAATCATCATGGCAAGCGACCGCTTCAACCTGATCGCAGACATCGCCGGGGCCGACGATTGGTATGACCTGTACGGCACTGCGCTCAACCTGCACTTCGACATCGCGGAGGTGCTGGACGCGTCCGACGTCGAAGGCGACGTCACACCGGGTCCGTTCGCACGGTGGCAGTACCGTCGGCCCCCGTTGACGGTGCCTGATTTGGAGACGATCGCAGCACGCGCTGAAGACTTCAGCGAGGGCGAGTGGGCGGATGACTACGGCTACGCCACGGTGGCGCTCGCGAGCGCGCTGCTGGCGGGAGAGATCACACAGGCCGATCTCGTCTACGTCGGCGATGTGCTGAGCCGCTACCTCACGTTGCTCGAAGCGAACGGTGAGAGGTGCTGCTGCTGAGGGAGCGAGTCGGGAGGGGAGCGCGCTGGACACCAGCGCGTTGCCTGCTCAACTGCAGCACCCAACCAACTATCGAAAGGCAACACCATGAAGCGAGACACCCTCGTCCAGATCACCGGCACATCGTCCACAGGCACGCCGCACGGGCTGCTCGTTGAGGTGGAACCGACGGGAGGCTTGCGCTTCACCGTCGTCGGGCACGACGGCAAGAAACGGCACGCCGCCGTGATCCTGCCGCAGGCTGAGGTTTCAGCAGCGTTGCTGTCGATCATCGACCACATCACCAAATGAACGTGGAGCTGATGCTGAGCTTCCGCAACCGTCGGAGGCATCAGCGCACCGGATGGAAACCACGCCCGACCACCACCAAGAAAGGCACGAAGTGAACATCACCAACGACGTCATCGGAGCCTTGCTGCTCGCCGCGATCCTGTTCGGGCTCGGGACCGCCGTGGGAGGCGTGATCGAGCACACCGATCCGTTCGATCAGCGCAGCTTCCCGTGTGAGGAAGACGAAGTCTTGGGCTACGCACCCGAGTTCGGCCCCGACAAGGTCGGCTGCATCCACGTCGACAACATCCGCTGATCAAGACATCACCGAGAGGAACAACCGAGTCATGAACATCCAGCAAGCCATCATCCCGAACGCCACCATCGACGCACTGGGCCGAGCCTTGGCCCTGATCCTGACGCCCGACCGTTGGGAGTACGTCCTGCAGTCCGACCTGGCCGTCTGAGAGGAAGACATGACCGACTGGACGACCGAGAAGATTCTGGCCGAGGTTCACCGGCAGGCGAACCTCGTCACCAGCGACGCGACGACCCGCAGGCGTCACCCGTCCTACATCACCAAGGCATCGGGCCGCGAGCATCTGCACCGCCTGAAGGGTGCGGCCGAGCTCGCTCGGGTCGTGCTCGGGGACCTGCCCGACGACACCGTGCGTCGGCTGATGGAAGCGTTCGACGCCGCCGCTGGCTGGCTCTGAGGCATGGAGGCCCTTGCACGGTGCCCTACGGGGTCCCGTGCCGGGGCTGCTGTACCTGAGATACCAACCCGAGACAGGAGATTTGAGATGATCGCGAGCTACAAGGGCCGCATGATCACCCACGCCACCGAAGTCTTCGTGTACCGCAACCTGCACCGCGCTAGGTGGTCGGTACGGGCCGTGTCGGGACCGCACAAAGGCAAGGTTGTCGGGCATGCTGACGAGCTCGTGCTGCGGGTCACCGAGACGAAGGTGTCGGAGGCAGGACGCCGGCGGGCTTTGGCCGAGGGCAAGAGGAACGTCCACGCCGGGGTGCAAGGCTTCGTGTCCGAGGATGACCCCGGTCTCCTGGAGACCGGCACCACCGAGTACCGCAAGCTGTCGTACAACCCGTTCCGCTCGGGCTCGTTCACCGTCAACGATCAGCCGGTGACCGTCGCGACGGGCGTCCACTTCGACCGCGACGGCAAGGCTTGGGCCTTGGGCGCGGTCCACTGACC